AGATGACTCAAGCTTTTCTATTGCTTTTTCAAATGTCTCTTGAGAGAAATCATCATAGATTCTGTTTGCAACACCCACAGCCTGAGGAAGTACATGATTAGCTGCAAAGATCATCTGCATAACCTCGCTTCTCGTTACAGATTTATACCCTGGTTTCCTTCTAAGTTTTTCAACAATAGAATCAACCACCTCAATGTTACCGTCAAAGAGATTTCCAGCTGACCCCTTTTGAGTCATGCGATTGTCGTATAAATATCTTAATTCTTTTTTTAAGTTGTCCCCCGTGCATACTACCGTTCCGTCAGACCTGGTAGACTTTGAGCCCATGTTGTCCTTAACCCATTTAGCAACCTTCTTTAAATCATATACGGTGGATCCATCAGCTGTTCTTATCATCCACTCTTTTTGAACAGCATCTATTCTTCCATACTCAAATTCCCTTAACACAGAAAGAACGTCGCCTACTTGAAAGCTTACAACTTCAGAAGGTCGATACCTAGAGTCTAAGTAGTTAACTAGATGTCTGTCTTGAGTCACTACCGATTGGTCTTGATAGAGATTACTCATAAAAGCACCTACTTTAGACCAATTTCCTAGAGAGTCCTGAATACTGATTCTATTGTCTCCCGTCTTTTTTAATGCGTTTCTCTTAAATGTAGAAGGAGCTTCAAACCTGTAATGAGGAAGTCCATTTGAGATTCCGTCAATATTGAGGAGGTTCTTTAACCCAACGGCTATAGGAAGTGCGCTTCTTTGACCGTTAAATTGAGAAGCTTTAAGACCTTGAGCAGTCATAGACTCTATTAACAGCTTTGTTCTAGCGAAGTTTACTTTAGATGGGTTCTTGCCAGGTGTTTGCAAAAGGTCTTCAAGAACAGCAGAATAAATCCTTAAACTCTCAGACAGATTGGGAACAGCTCTGTTCCCGTTTGATGTTACAGCAACTATAGCGACAAGCAAGTCTTTGTGCTTTCTGGCCAGCTCTAGCTTCTGAGGGTTATCTACGGTAAAGTTACCGTCAGAGTCTTGAGACTTCCCTACAGTCTGTATAGCTAAGGGATCACTGTACGATCCGTCTTTATTCTTAGTGGAGTTTACCTGCTTATAGAAATTCTTATAAAAGTTTCTTGGGTTTTTATTTAGAAAATCATCTACAAACATCAGCTCTTTAGCGACAACCTCGCTCATCAGAGACATATCCTCTTTGTTTTTTGTCAGATCGTTACCGTTCAGGATTAACTCCATTTGAGTTTCCTGAATTAACATAGCAAAATACATCTGTTGCATTAAGTGAGCTGGAACTCCGCTACCTATTTTACCCTCACCAGCTTGATCCAGATACAAATTAATCTGAGCTAAAGTTTCTGGATATAGTAAGTCCTTAGTTCTTCTTAGTCCGTCTTCTAGAAGCTTTCTTTTTTGAGCAGGCTTCATGTCAGAAGCTTCTGAAAGAGACCTTCTAAAAGCAGCTGAATACAGAATAGACTCACCAGCGTAGTTCTCTTGTACGTAATCGTTTACCCTATCGAGAAGAGCCTCATGATATTCAGGAGATCCTTTTACATTTTCTTTTATTGGGTCACCGAATCTATTTGTCTTTGTCTCGCTATTCACGCCTTCTGGTGTGAAGTCAGACATAAGGGAATTAATTATTGAGTTTGCGTTACCGCCTCCTATTCCAGGATCAGTTCGCCTCATTACCTCCCAAAGCTGTTCCTTTGCTAACTGCTCTGCTTTAATAGCTGAAAGTCTTCGTTCGTTCCTTTCATTGACTTCTGCTTGCTTCCTTTCAATAGAGGTTTGATACATACTCTTCATGGCTGGCTGCATGACTACTGGTACTCCAGTGTTTCTGTCAAGCAGCTGCTTTGGTGGGTTTAAAGTCTTTACGTTACCCGAATCATCCACGTATGTCATTCGACCGATCCTAGTGTAAGCACCATTACCAGTCATCTTTCTGTACCAATTTGCAAAGTGGAAATAGTCGTTAAACGTGTACGACAACTCACGCCCGTAAGTCCGAGAGGTAGAGTCGTATGCGGAGTCATATGCTTTTTGATATGTAACCTTCTTGTTGTCCAGAAAGGTAGGCCTTCTACTAGCACTGTAAGCTGTTTGATCAGAAACGGGAACTTGCTGGGCTCCGTCTACTTTAGACTGCTCGACGGGATCAAGGCCAAACAGCTCTTCGAATTGACTGGATATATTTTGACTATTTCCGTCTCTCAGGCTTTTAGAAAGCTTATCTAGAACCGCCCTAGAGCTACCCCCACTCTCAGTAAACGAAGGGAAGAGCTTAGCGAAAAACTGAGTCATCCTGCTAATGGTAGAAGCTTTTAGGTTCTGCTCATTGGCTACATAAGCAGCTATAATCTCTACGTACTTTTCCTCAGCTAATGTTCTATCACTAGCTCCAAACTCCTCCTTGTAGTATCTCATCTTCTCATTGACAGCATCAATAAGAACTTGATCCGACTCCATTATTCCGTTCAAGTCAGACCTTAACTGCTTTCCAACGTTGTCTACGCCTTGTAGTTTTTTGTGGATATACGAGTGAGCGTACTCCTCAACGACGTCTTTTGATGTAGCCCTTTCAGTTAAGAATACTTCTCCAGATTTTTTGTCATAAAAAGCATTAACACCTTGTAAGCCAGAAAGATAGTCCTCTTTAATTTTTTTCTTTCGGCCTTCTGTTAACGACTTATCCTGAAGCAGCCTTCTTGTCAAGGCGAGATCTGAAAGCACAATAGAGTTAGTTTGAGAAAAAGCCTTAGACAAAACATCAAGAGATTGACTAGCACTTTCGGTTAGTACGGCTTCTGGGTTTTTAGTTAGGTCTTCAATATCTTCTAATCTTCTTTCTGATATTTCCGTAACCTTGGCTTTTTCTGAATCGCTAAGCAACTCTGAAGCCTTTTTAAACAAGTCTGTTTCGTTTGCTTCTCTTTGAGTCATTCTGGCAAGCTCAGAAATCAACTGAGGTCTAAACTCTTCGTTGATGGATCCTGAGTCAACTATTCTGTTTAACGCTATTTCTGATTGAGCTTCTTCAAAAGAAGTAGATTGAGGGTTTGCCAACGCAACAGGATTGGCAGAAGAGACCATTAAAAATTGATTTGTTCCGCTTCCGCTGTACTCAACCTTTTTGTATCCTTTACCTTCAAGAGAAGAAGCTATTTTAGCATCAACAACGACGCTGTTAATTCCAGCTTCAGTAATCTTATCGGAAATAACGTTTACATCCCTTCCTTTACTAGAAACAATAGTTCCGCTTTTAACACCTTCGCTTAATTCCTTCTGAATCTCAAGCGAAATAACAGCTCCCTTAATTCTTTCCGCCTTAGATTTCAATGAAGAGGCAGCAGATTCATTGCCTCTTTTCTTAAGCCTTGCAGCTTGTCTAGCAAAGTTAGCCGCTCTTTTCTTTAGCCCATCCATTGACTCTTTACTCATCATGCTGGGCTGAGAATAGAAACCCTTAACCATAGCCATCTCAAGGGACTTGTTCTCGTTAATGAGCTCTTCAATCGTCTGACGAGCTCCCTTGATCTCATCTTTGCTAGTAGATGTCTCAATGACCCTTAACTCCGAGGCAATCAGAAACGAATTATCCGAGATAGCCTCAGCAGCAGTTGGGCTTACTCGCCTGATAAAATCATGAAGTTCAAAAGCGTCAGCCTTGATTTGAGCCGCCACGGAAGCGTCTTCTAACATCAAGTCAATTTGCTGAGCCCTTGTTTTAGATCCAGGTGTCGTGGTGTTTAAGATATCGTTTACTCTGTTCTGCAAGTCCTTTCCAGAGAACAATACATCTGGATCGGTAGAGGCCGACATAACAGTGTTGACGGTTCCTGCCGTCTGCATGCCTCCAGTTGTGATTAATGATACAATACCAGACTCAAAAGCCTCATCCGTGAGGTTGGATAGATCCACGTTGTCGTTAAAAGCTAGCTCTAACCCAGCCTGAGCGTAAGTCACACCTACTTCAGAGCCAGCATCTGTAAGGTATTCGCTTGCAACGCTTTTTGTTCTGCTTCTTAGATAGTTGCTTCTAATCTGTCCTATTGCTCTACTAGACCCTCCCTTAAGAAACCTAGATGCAACCCCAGCCCCAATTGATTCTGAAAGACCTTCAGCCGCACCAACACCCCCGATGTACGCTGATCTTTCAAGCGGGCTAAGATCCTTAAACCATTCTTCCTGAAAAACCTCTTCATACTCAAGCCCAGCAGATATAGCACTGGCAAATCCATATCCAGCAACGGTTCCTAAGCCACCAGAGACCAACATAGTGGCAAGAGTAATAGGGAGGGATTCAGCCGCCATCCCGACAGCCTGAGCAATACCAGCCTCATAGTTTCCCTTTCTGAAAGAGTCCATGATTCCAGCCTCATAGTTAGTGGTTGATTGTCTTGCAGAATCTAGTGCGTTAACATTAAGAAACGTTTTTCCAGCTTCTGTTTTTAACTCCCTCTCTCTCTCAAGAAGTATAGATCGTTCTTCAGAATCACCAAGCAAATCTCTAGTGTATTGAGAAACTCCATACTGAGCCTGTTGACCAGTCCTAAAGAGCGTAGGAACGAAGTCCACCAAAGCTGCACCGCCCTTAAGTATAGCGTCTGTCAGCCAAGGTGTTTCGTATCCGACTTTGCCGTCTATGTTTTCTAGATCGTAAGCACTTCCAGAGATTCGAAGAATAGCGTTTTCAAGAGCTTTCTTTTCGTCAGGGTCATTACCTACAGGAACGTATTTATTAATAACCTCTACCTCTCTTTTGGTCTGTTCTTGCTTTTTTATAGATATGTATTCGTCTTTTGCGTTTTCGAGCATAACCTCCTTTTCGGAGTCCTGATTCAGTAGCGGAGTGCCATACCTATCGGTTATAACCTCAGGGATTGACTCGTTAATCTCTTTGTATTCATCGCTTGTTATCCAAGAAGCTTCATACATGTCGAGTTCTCCGCTTTTAACCTTATCCTTAACTGAAGGGTCTAAAGACTCTATGAACCTTGACCTTGAGAGACTTACAAAAGCCAAGGCAGGCTTAACTTCTGGAATGTCCTTAGATATATTTACTAGGTCTGCTTCATTTTCTTTAGCTCTTTTAAACTGAGCTTTTAAATTATTAAGCTCAATGTCGTAGTTTCTTTTAGCTAAGGCTAGGTTATCTGATTTTTCTACCTCTACGCGCGAATCTTCAAGAGCTGAAATCTTTTGACTAATATCAAACGACTCATTAAATATTGCGGAATAAGCTCCTTGACCTAATTCGGTCAAGTATTTATTGTAATCCTCAAAAAGCAGATCTTTTTCTTCCTGAGGTATGTTTACAGAATCAAGGTTTTGTTGAAGCTCTTCAGCTGTAAAAGAACTCTTCCACGCCTCCAAAACCTGACCTTGAGTAACCTCTATTTTGTCTTGCTCTGCTTTAAAGCTGTTCTCTATTTCGGAAATTTTTTCTTCTTCAAATCCATATTGCTTAAGGATGTTTTTTACTGATCCGAAATTATTCTGACCTAGGGACTCTGTAAATGCCTTCTGATATTCTGCCTCGAACTGAGTCTGTCTTTCTTCAGACTCGACAATAGAAGACTCAAGGTTTACGAAGTTTTCTTCTGGAATATCAACACCTGTCTCCTCTAAGAACTGAGAGTAAAGATTTTCTCTATCTTGTTGTGAGTTTGCTTTTAAAGCTAACTTCTGAAGTTTTTCAAACTCAGAATTAATGAGAAGGTTTGTGTCCTCAATTTTAGACTTGTATTCGGAAATAGCAAACTCCCTAGAAGCCGTAGGCAGCAAAGGGCTTATCTCTGGTTGCTCTACCTCACCGATATATGTGAACCTCCCATCCGAAGGCTCGGAATTTGTATCCTTTTTTTTTTGGGTTTCTTCAACCCCTTCTTTAGCTAACTCCCTGGTTACGATTTCAGCAGCTTCGTTGTAAGGTAGATTCCGTGCTACAACCAATTCGTTTACCCTGCTTTCAAACTCTTGACTCATAGGTGATCATTTTCAACAAAGATAACCAAATTTGGTCAGTCCTCTTTGCTGAGCAGAAAACCTAATTTTCTTGCAGCTCCAGATCCGTGCTTAGCTTCAAACCTAGAGAATACAGACTTGGACACGCCATCCATGTCTTTAATGTCCCTGAATATCTGAGCAGGCATCTTCGCCCCGTCCTTCATGGTAAACTCAAACCTACCGCCACCAGCGAAGGTCATGCCAGAAACCTCTTCATCTTGAATGGCAACAGAGCTTCCCTCCTCATTTCTTTCGGGAGTTGGCATTTCTTCATCTTTCACTAAAGAAGAAGCCTGGTCTATATAAAGAGTTTTAGCAGCCTCCATGTGCTGTTCATCAGCCATCACTTCTTCTTCTGTCAACCCCTTTCCCTGCTCCTTCTGTATTGAAAGGTAGTTCCTTACAGCATTCTTTAAAGCTTCTGGATTTTTATCTAACTGTCCAGTCATCCATGACTTTACACCTTCAGCTGTTTCCATTGCTTTGGTTGGAGCTTTTTGCTTTGTGAAGTCTGCACCATTAATTATAGGCAAGTCCACCAGGTTTGGAGCAAATGGCATTTCTGGATCTTGAGCTTCAGATATGCTAGACTCTAAGCCTTTCCAAACAAGAGAAACACCTTCAGCCTCCACGGAAAGAGACCCATATCTATAGCCAGTATTTACAGCTTTGAGGGCGTTAGCGTAGTCGTTTTGATCTTTAGCATCCTCAACCCCTTGAGCGTCAAACTCCTTAGGGTTCTTTGCGTCTCCAAACGATCTAAGCATAGCCCCCATGAAGGTGGGGTCAGCGGCAGAGGCAGATTCAAACGACCCATAGTTCTCTTTAAAGTAAGCTTCTTTCTGGTCAATAAACTCGCCCAACTGAGAGGTAAGCTGAACAAAAGAGGATACACCGACACTCCCCATTTCTGAAAACGCATCAATGCTGTCGTTCAGTGCAGACGCCCATTCAGAACACATAGACTTATGCATCTCAAACATTGTCTGAGACGAAGAAGCGTCCATAGATCTTATCAGCTCCTTTCTTCTATTTTCGTAAGACTCATTCATTTTCTTGTGTCAAATTCTTTTAACAGCCCCTTTACATACTTGTGAAGCGGAGAACCGCCTTTAGAAGACAACGATTGGAGGGTGCTTGCTTGACGAGGGTTAAAGATGTATTCACCTCCAGTCATCTCTCCTATTTTAGACCCATCCTTCATTATGTCAATTGGGTTCTTTGCGTGAGAAAACTTACCAGGAGTCTTCTGTACGCCGCCATTCCTCTTTTCCTCCACTCTTTTTCTAGTGGCGTGTAGGCCGCCTTCAAAGTTAAAGTTTTCACCGAGCAGAGACCTATTAGTTGCGCTTGTCGCGTCTCTTTCGTCTTGAGCTGCTTTACTTCCAGCTAGGGCTTCGTTTACGTCATCTTGACTGACTGGATTAGAAGCGTCTTGAAGATCAGTTTTATACCCTCCTGTTTTACTACGAACACTTGTGTATCTAGTGTTCTTTTTTGATTCCTCTACACCTCTCTGAAAGCCATCCTTCATAAGCTTTCCTCTACTTCCTTTATCTCCGAAAAGAAAGTTTCCAACTTTTGATCCTCCATCTACGTATTCTGGAACCTTAGCTCCATTCTTACCCAAGAATTGACTGGCTAAGTTCATGTAGCCTGAAATTCTGTCGTCTTTAGCGGCCCTTTTCTCACCCCTAAGAAGCTCTTTCTCTGTCTTAGACTCATCCATTTGACCCTGAACCCTCAGCAGATCTTGATTTGCAAGACCCACGTTTAAGTCATTAGCCCTGTTCTCAACTCCAGCATACTGTTGCAGAGCAGACTGCTGCCTGGCCTGAGAGTCAGCCTCTATCCCCATTCTCTGCTGAGAAGATCTTCTTTGAGCCGCACCCAACCCACCTAACAAAGCCTTGGCCCCTCCTGACTTCAAAGCGCCCAAGGTAGATGCTTCTTGCTCTGAAGCAATCTGCCTAGCCATATCTGCCGCCTTGTCTTGTTTTGAGGCAGCTAAAAACTTATTCCAAGAGTCTCCAACTCCATACTGCCTGTCAGCTAGAAGCCCTTTTTCTTGACCACCAAGTTTATCGAGTCTATCATTTACTCGGTTAAAGTCTTGATTAAGTCTTTTCTTGTCGGTCTGCTGCTGGATTATACCTGGCAGAGCAGCCAGAGCTAAAGGTATTAATGGTAAAGGCATGTGCAAATATAGTTATTGTTGACCTAAGGGGTGATGACTCTTAGAATCAGTTATGTGAGTGTTTATACAATACAGTTCGTGCTTAGCGTTAGAGCTGTTGGTTAGTTTGATTTTAGCGTAGTGTCCGCGAATCGGATCTCCGTTTGTTGCAGAGTCCAAAATAAGGTATGTGTCACCAGCGGTACCAGTGGCGTCTTCATTAAATGTTATTGTGTTTCCAGATGTGGAAGCTATATTCAGTGTTACTGAAGAACCTGAACCTGGCTGTGTAATAGTTTGACCTCCAAGAGGTATGTACTGTCTGCTTAATCTTATAGTAGATGTAAATGTTAAGCCATCGCCAGTATCTGTAAGAAATCCAAGAAAAATCTTTTGACTTGTGCTATTGCTAGATGTATCTCTAGGCATAGATGCGTAGTAACTACCCTCTCTCTCGGACCAGGAAGTTATCGTGCCAGACGTCTGGTCTAAGTCGGTGCTAACAGGACTCATATCCCATTCAGCAGAATCACCTTCGTAAGACAAAGCATTGTATACCTTAACTCTTGATGGTGATGTCTTGGAGACCGTCTCTACCTCAGAGGGATATGCGGTACCATAAAAGGTGTTCCTATTCGGACTTACATCATCGTCATGTCTCCAAAACGCATTAGTGCCAACATACTTAGCGCTATATAACATGTTGTTCTGGTTAGCGTACACATCGGGCGTAAAGCTGTACTTGCTCTGCCATACCCCTCTAGCTACGTCATAACCTACGGTTTCTGCTGAGTATTCAGCGCCTGAGCCTCCATATCCAGTAATAAAGTAGGTGCTGATTCGTGGATCGTATCCGCTTACATACCTAGTGTGACTATTGGTAAAGAAGTCCTCAAAGAAAGAAGACATATTCTTTTCAGATATAGGGGTTAGCTGATCGCCACCTAGTCTCATTACTGCCTGCCTAGACTCATCGACAAAGAACACATCGTTGTCCTGAATAAGAACAGCCTCTGGGTGTCCTCCGCAACCGTAGTCTCCTGAAGCGTACCTAGCCTGACCTAATACCTCTGACGATATAGCTACGTTAGAGCTACCCCCTGCGTATTCAATTATATTCTTTCCTACTGGAATTAAGGAAAGTTTATTTTCTTGCAATACAGCTAAATTATCGTTGTAGCTACCTATGTACCTAGCGGCGCCATACGAGCCCTCCAGGGAATCGAAGTTAGCCAAAGAAGGCGTAAACGATGATAGACTTAACTTAGACACATCTTCAGCATATGCATCACTATAAGTGATTCCATTCTCTCTTCTTATTTCTGCTGCTGATTTAAAAGCTACATGAGGCCTTCCTTTGTGCCAATCTTTTGAGTCTGTGATTTCACTGGGTGTTTCACACTCTATGTAATACGTCCTTGCGGTATAGTTCGAAAGGAGTGTGTGATTCGCTCCCACTGGAAGTCCAGGGACTGAGAAGGTTACATTTCTCCACCATACAGATCCGTTTGATATTGAAAAATCTCCACCGTGATTCGTTTCTGTTAAAGCATCAAAAGACTTTGGTCTGGACCTTCTTTCCCCGATCTCATAATAAACCTTGTCTTGTAGTGTTTTTTTAGGTGAAACAATTTCAACCATAGTTCCACTTTCCCAAAGATTTGAACCAGACGATGGGTCCCCTAATGGGTATGCTGTGCTTGTTATAGAATAGTAGTCGTACCCTTCATACTGTAGGTTATCTAACGCTGGGTCGGCATCTACGTCACCCACCGACCCGCCACCGCTAATAACAGGGGCTTTAAGGATTAGCCAGGTTCCAGAGTGAAGCTCGTCAGCAGATGCGGAAGCGTGAATAATAGAATCAACGGGGTTCTCTACAGTTCCTACTATATCAAACTCCATTGCTCCGCCTGAGTTAGATCTTTTGTAAGTAAGCGAACTATCGGCTTCTGTCCTAAAAACAACCCTAAGTTTGTCACCTTCGGTGAAGCTATAACTTCTCTTGCTGCTGGAGTTCTCGTTAAAAAGCTCCAAAGGCTTTAACGATACATATATTTGATTCCCTGAATTAACGTCGGTTCCAGAAGCTTCTTCCCCTATAGACACAGCGTTTACAATAAAAGAGTCGTAAGCAGACGGCCCAGAATATACTATCTGATAGCTTTCGGCCCAGTCAGGCATAGACGAAGTAAAATCAATGTTAATAGACGCGGGCCCCTTCTCAGTGGCGTTTGGAGCAATCCTTTCCCATAGGCCGTTTACATACACGGATCCCAACTCGTTGACAAATCCATGCCTACCGTATATATCATAATAAACAACACCCAAAGGGTGAGAAGACCCAGACTTAAAAGAACTTGCAGCTAAAGATATATTAGTATAAGAGTCCTGTTCGGTTAAATAAGCGGTATCGTTTGTTATGTCATAGGTAGCACCACCCTGAGCTGATGTTGTCTGCCCTGACGTTTGAGAAAAACCAGAAGATCCGATTGAAAACGAAAACGGACCGAATGAATCGGAATTGTTAGATAGCGTCGCGCTTATTGTAGCTGTATTAGCTACTACACTTGAGACGTAAGGCTTTATTTTTAAGGCGGTACTTCCTACATCAGCTATCTCGTCAAACTCATAGTTAAGAGTTACATTTAAGTTTGAAACATCAATTGTCCCGCCTAAAAGGTCAGGATTTGCTGCTGGATTATTAGAGTAGATCTCCGCAGTAGTTAGAAATGCTTGACCGCTGTTTGGGTCTACAGGAAAGTTACCGTTAGCGTTGGGCGGTATGTAAACTTCAGCGACGTTATCAGGTACATCGTATGTTAACTGCCTCGAAGCATTAGGTGAGTTCTCTAAAGAAGATTTTATTAAGTCTCTAAGCTCTCCTAACGTAAGCTCCACATTTGTCTCTACGAAATGAACAAACCTAAGAGGGTTTTGTGTCCCGACTATAGGAATCCCATTATTGTAAGTGCCGCCATTGAAGCCAAGCCTAAACTTCATACCCGATCCGCTTGTCATCTCAACAAATCCTGGAGGTCCGCCATTCGATTTAATACTTCCTTCAGGCTCGTAATCAAACTCAAAAGAAACTATAGTTCCAGCTGGAACAAACGCTACACCATTGTCGGTAGGCCATGAAATTGAGCTAAGATCTATTTTAATGTCTCCGTTGGCGGCTGATGTTGCGTAATCCACCACGCTAGTGTTGTCATCTTGAGAATTAGATAAGGGATCTTGATATTCAACAGTCAAAGATGCGGATGCTGAAACGCTATCTTTTCCCTCTACATAATTAGAATACATGAGCCTGTTACCCACGAGGGCCTGACCTTCAGCCTTAGTGGGTACGTTGTCGTAGTTTTTGTCAACCAGTAAGGTATCCACAGAGGGGTACACTCCATCGTTGTAGAACTTATATATTCCGTTATGGTGATCGTATACTAACTCTGTAGACCCGAACACATCTCTTTGCAGGCTTATGTTGGTTTTAACTTCATCTATTAAAAAAAAGCTTCCTGAGTTTCCAATCCTTCCCATTACCCTAATACCCTCTACGTCTAGTATGTCGGTATGGATAAAACCCAAATCTATAGAACAGACGTTCTCTTTAGTTGACTCAAATACAGCTTCGTTAAGCCCATATTCTGGGTAGAAAGAAGGAAAGGCTAAAGAAGAGTAACTTGACATGGCGCTTTCTTCTCCATCTTTATATATGAGCTGGGTTGCAAATTGAAATGACTTACCTATAAGATTGTTTGAGCTTAAAGAGGTGTTTGTTTCAAAATAAAAAGAAGGAGGCGTTGTGCATGAAGCTTTAATTACGGATAAAGCGTAATCAAGCTGACGGTCATTATAGCCGTCGTAGTCCCCTGTCAAAGCTCTATCTACGTTTATCTTCCTGGGTTCGTTTAAATTATCCGTAAAGTACAGAATAGTCTGTATTACTCCGTCCTGCTGAAAAGATCCGTTGAGAACGTCTGCCTTTACAAAACCATCAGGGTTAAATTTTAGCCAGCCGTCTTTAAGGACCACTTTATAAGTATCACTTGCTGTGTCGTACTGATAAACGGCATGTTCAGTTCCGTCACTAAAATCACCAGTAGCTGAGCTATCAGCTACGAAAAAATATATCTTACTTCGCTGAGGATCAGAAACCTGACCAATCACAGTAACGGCGTTGGAAGCGGCTAATTCAGACCCAGCAATCGCCGTTCCAGCAATTGTACCTTTCACGTTCTTTACAACACCTTCACTTCCATTCCCGTCTTCAGAGATAGTAACATTGAGGGCGTCCGTCATGGCACCCTCTTTCAGCAAACGCTCGTCCTCATCACTGACGAGGAAGCGTGGTATCATTTTATCAATCGCCATTAGAACTTAGGTGACTGTTTGTAATTCTTTCTAATTGTCTTCAGTGCCTCCTCTTTCGTGAAGGACTTAATACGCCCGTTGGCCTTTCTGCGCTCGTTGTAATACTCCTGACGAGCCCTAGACTTTTCGTTAGCAGGCACAGAGGCCTTACGCTCAACGATCTTGTAGTACATGTATGCTCTTAGTGCCTCCTCTAGATATATGTGAACTGAGGGGTTCTGAGAGCGGCCCTCGTCAGCCACATACTCAATCACTACCTCTGATACATTGGAGATAGGGCTGATCTCAATTCTGTTCTGATCTAGGTTCACTCTAAACTCACCCCTATACCTACCCCCTCCAGCTCCGTAGATAGCGTTCTGGTTGCCGTAGTAGTAATCTCTGAATACTGTTGAGTTAAAGCTAGTAGAGGTATCACCACCAGTCGTAGCTGTCTTGGCGTCTATTCTGTCGAATACACCATCGCCGTCACTATCATTTGCTGTAGCTGCGGTAGGAGCTTTTACGCCTGATCCGTTGTCATAGGCCTGAGAGTAGTTTAAGTTCTTGTTTTCTCCAAGTACGTAGACTAGGTTGTCTGAACCAACCACACCTACCTTACTCCAATCCACGAAGTCATCTGGTAGCTCCACAGTATTGTTTGCGCTGTTGATTCCAAGGACTAGGGAACGAATCTTTTTGGACATATCAAAACCCATCTCACGAATGCCTCTCAAAGCATGAGTCCTGATCTGTGTATCAGAAGCGCTTCCTGCGTAGTCATCATCCGCTAGGGTTATAACAAAATCATTTATGATTTGCTTTAAAGGTACTGTATTCCTAGCCATTAGTATGTTTCTGCTTGTTTCCTAGTCTGCATCTCCTGACTAGTGTAGTTAACGATATCCGTATCCCTAAGGTTGAGACCAATCATCTTTCCAATCTCATATACCAAATCAGAAGTGTAGTGATCTGGAAGCTCAAAGTCCCTAAGTGTTCCCGCAAAAGAATAAGTAGGTGGGTTAGGGTCCCTAACACCCGATACAGTACTCTCTGGGTACTTATAATATCTGATCTCAATCTTGTTTACCGTAGTGGGGAACACATGGAGAAACTCAGACACCAGAGCTACAGGGAACTCAGCCGTAGGTGCGCTTAGGTTGCTCACCAGGATGCGCTCAATCTTCTCTTCGTCGTAGCAAAGCTCAATAGGCTTCTTGGTTGATTGATTAAGCATAATGCTTCCAGCCGTGGTAACGCCTATAATCCTAGCTAAATCGTCAGGTTTTGCAAACTTACCGCTAGCCTTGGGTTGCGTGATCTTCTTAGAGAAATAAGACAGGTCTTCTTCAATTCGCTTGATACGTGACTTATCCCTCATGGGGTTGTAGCCTGATCGAGACAGCCTTTTGGCATCCTTGAGTTCATCAAAGAGTCCGTTAAATATATTGAGTTGGGCAATGTTGGCAAACCGATTGAACTCGGTTGGCGAGATAAATCCCTGCTGGTCCTTGTTCGCAAGATCCTTTAGGGTGTTGTACACTACCGATATGTCAGCTCCGTATGCCATGACACAAATATACAAAAAAGAAAAGGCCCCCTTTTGGGAGCCCTTCCTGTCCATATATAACTACGTTTAGTCCAGTTGTCGCTCGATCTCGGCTACGACGGGGGCAGCAGCCTCGGTCATGCAATAACGAACAAAAACATCAACAGGATCCTGTCCAGCAGGCACGGATACAATATGCTTGTTAGTGTCAAACCACTTAACTCCATCGTTGTCTGCTTTAATGATTTGGTAAGAAATTGCTTGTCTAATCTTAGACTTCATAGCCACGACTGGGTTATCGAATGACTCGATGAACACCTTCGGTGACTTCTTAGCCTTGAGGAGCAGGTCATGCTTTACCTCAGAGGTAGGGCGGTCAATGTCCATCCCATACGCCAAGGCTACAGCTAGAAGCTCATCAAGCTCTTTAGTTCGAAGCATAGTAATAGCATCGTTTACGAGGAACTCGTTGTCGATATCTACCTCAACCTTCTTTAGGTTGTCTACTAGCTCGAACAGACTACCGCCGTTCTCTTTGTTCTCAGGGTGGATCTCAAGGAAGTTTCGGAGGTTAGGCTGTCGTTCGTTTACGAATAGTCTACCCATACGGAAGATGACTGGGGTCTTTACAGACCGATCAGCTTGTTCATCTTTCCAGATAGAGTTTTCATTCTCGCAATAGCGAATCTCTCGCACCATACCTGTTTCTTCGTCGTACACAGTGATGCCGCTCTGCATAAGCATCATTACAGCACCGCTCCCGTTGGCTTTGTATTCCTGGGTGGCGGACACCTTCTCTTGACGTCGAATAGCCTTCTTCTTAGGCTGTTGTTTTGCTGGGGCTTCTGCCACAGCTACTGCGGGTGCAGCCTTTTTTGGTCGCCCTGGTGGGCGCTTAGTTGTTTGATTCATAATAAAATTAAATTAAAGTGTGAAAGAGATAAGAGAGCCGAGACCTAAAGGTCTCGACTCAATTACCAGAAGGGTTATTATGTGAGATTAATCACAACGAATCTAAAGGTTTGTGCTGTGGCTACAGCCCCGCCAGAAACGTTCTTGTACACAATGGTAAACGATCCTGCGGCTGGAGTAACCTCAAAGGCCCCGCCTCCAAGATCATTGCAGTTTGCGCCAGGCGACACGATTACAACTGAGTTTGCAGTACAAACAGTGTTAGTCACAGTCAAGGTAGCTTCGGCAGTGTCAGCGAGAGAAGCCGCATTTGTGCTTACCACACCTGCAACTTGATTCAAGGTAACGCCAGTAGCTCTGTTAGTAGCCTCCGCAACCGTTGCGGTGCTTGAGACATTAAGCTTGACAGCAGCCGACAAAGTAGCAGCACCAGCAACGCTAAGCGTGCCACTCAGGGCCAAGTTAGTAGTGCTTACAGACCCGCTGGCAGTCGCATTAGACACAATTTTCCACGCTGACGAATCCCACATAAACACAGCAGACTCTGTTGCGGCGTTAAGACCAAGCAAAGCCGACTCACCCGCTTTTGGAAGTACTCCAATGTTGGTGCTTCCAGATGCGGATCTATAAACAGACACCACAGTGCCAGGCTCGATAGGTTCGTTGCCCTCAGCGACTTCGCCTAAAGTAAATGTACCAATACCGTTGTTAGCAAGAGTGATAAAACTGGTTTTACCATCCCAAGTGGCTGCTTCGGCAGCAGACAAAACTTGAGTGGCTCCATCCAGAAATAAAGGAAAAAGATTTTTTTTCATGTTCTAAATATTATGAAGATCAAGAGAAAGCCCCGAAGGGCCTTCTCAATCACTTCAGATTAATTACTTCAATACAACGTGCTGGTTAGCACCACGAGTAACGAGGTTGCACTCAGAGCGGTAGTTGAAGATAGCAGTATCCTTACCGTTTGCAGCGTTGGAGTGTCCGAGAACACCACCACCAGTTACCCAGTGCTCCATCTCACGAGAGTAGCTTCCAGCAGACTTAAAGTTCATCTCCAAAGATGGAGACTTAATTCCAGACTTAGCGTCAGCGACTTGAGACATTGGAATCATAGCACCTTTGTGGAGGTTGTTCAAACCACCCAAAGTAGGGTCGTTCAACAACTTCCAGTCATGCTTATGGAAAGTGTACCCACCACGAGTAAATGACTTAAAGCCAAGCTTTACAGCCAAGTCAGCATCGTTGTTAAACGCACCGAACTGACCAGCCAAGCCAGCAGTCACCTGCGTAGCGATACCGCTAGCAAGCATGTCGTCGATATCCAAAGATGTTGCTCTGTTTACGTACATAGCGTACTCAGCAGGAGCCCCTTCTTTGTCGAGTTCGAGGATGATCTGGTCGATGTCGCTCATAGAAGCGAATGAACCCTGAGCACCTCCAGAAACCGTGGCTGTAATTCCACGACCCTCAACAGCAGCGAAGTAACCTTCAGAACCAGCGACAGAACTCGCGGCGTTTCCTTGATCTGGAACACTAATGATGTCAGCTGCGGTTGAAACCTTTTGAGAGTACAACAACATCATTTCACGCTGATTCATGAATCGCTTACGAGCGTCCATCTCGTTCTTCATGTACCACTTGTACTGACCGTTTACGTTCAACCAGCCAATGTTAGTTGCTTGAGAACCGCTAACCTCGTACATCTCTTTAGTGATGATGTATGGATTAGTGTAAGAAGCCAGTCCAGTAGTATAGAACTGTGAAGGCTGATCAGTTCCCTGCGCGTACACGTTTCCAATAATAGCGGCCACTCCGCCTACTGCGTCAGCGTCAGTGGTACCTCCAGTCATAGAAGAAACAGCAATCTCTGTTGCGCTTGTTAGTGCTTTAACGACTACTCTTTGTCCGTCAGGAAGCAACAGAACATCGTTAAGTCTGATGAGGCCTGGGGCAGTGTTTGTGCAGGTCATTACACCTGGCTCATTCGAGGTCAATTCCGAGTAAGTAAAAGTCTTGTGAAGTCTACCCTCTTCATACCACTTAACCTCATCTGCCTGTCCAGCAGTCTTTTTTGCTCCAGTAAGCTCCAAGAAACCAGTAATTCCTTGATCTCCATACGTTTGAACGTACAGGTCACGAACATCGGGTTTGTTTGGTTCAATCAAATCGCCTAAAGCGACATAATTCTCTGGGGTTGTTTGCAAGCCACCTCCATTCGCATTTAATGTTGCGTCTGTATTGGGGTCTGGCGAAATTACGTTAGCCATAATATTTGTTTTTTAAAAATTAGATAAATCCGAACCCTCCCTTATTCACCCCCAGCGCTTCTTTTAGTTGCTGAGTCAGTGGGTCGGGTCCATTAGGTGCTTGTCCTTGATTTGGAGACGTAGGAGATACGTTCGCTGCTTTATTCACAATGCCACGCTGACCGTCGGACATACCCTGTCTGTAAACAGACTGGACAATACTCTCTACGTTGTCAATCACAGCTCTGTGCATATTCAGAGTGTCGTAATCCCAGCTCCCGTCCTCTCGCACATAAGGATCGAAAAACTCGTCAAGGCGAGTGTTTTTCTCAGCCAGCTGATTCTTGTAGTTCTCATCCATACCGAAAGTAAACGTCTTGTCATTTCCAAGATTGAATTCAATCCCTTCCATAGCATCCAGCTCACTACGCATGTTTGAAACCCAGTTATCATCAATCATAGAAGTAGACTCTGCCTCTGCTTGGCGTTCTGGGGCTTGATACTGCAATCGCATATCATCAATTCCCTTACGCGCATTAGATGCGTCTATCTTCATTTGCAGTTGCGAAAGCTTCACCTCGTCTTCTGAGTTAAGATCTGGATCGAGCTTATACTTGCTAGAGACCAACATACCGATTTCTTCTTGCGATAGGTTTGGGTAATCAGATGCCATCTGGACCTGAATAGCAGTCATGTCATCCATTTCGGATGGGTTCATTGACTGATAGATAAACCAATCTTGTGGATCGCGGCCAGTCTTTTCGACAAAATCCGCAATCACAGAAATACGCTCGTCAATCTCTCTTTGCTCCTGCTGCTGCGCCTGTAGGTCGTCGATAGAGCTTACGTTCCTCCCAAGCCTTTCGCTAAGGAATTCGAACACAGCCGTCTCGACTTCTTCTGGTGCATATTCTTGCTGAACCTCTGGTTGCGCCTCCGTTGGTTCAGAAAAAGTTTCTTGTGGTTGTTCAACCTCTGGAGCAGCTTCCTGTGTAGGCTGTTCTTGTGGTTGATTCATTTGAGCTACCTCTTCATCGCTTACGAAGCTAAATGATGATGTAGACTCTTCTGGTGTAGAAACGGGAGCCTCTTGCTCCATCCCTTCTACGGGTTGTGTGTTTTCGTTTTCCATTAAATTAAGTTTGTTTTATTCTCCGTAGTAAACAATAGCAACGCCAGATCCTAGCTTTAGCTTTGTCCACCTGCCATATACTGTAACCCCTGCTGGGATGGCCTGTGTTCCGAGGTTTAAACCGTCAGATATCGTTGTAACAGGGTCTGCTGTTTCAGCCGTAAGAGCCGTGGCAGCAGCTAAAGAAAGGATTGCGATAACCACCCTCCCTTCAGCGGAAGTGCCGTCAGTCGTGAGAAGGTCTCCTCCAAACTGACCAAATGCAGCTAGGTTTGCGTCGCCTTGTCTAATAAGATTTGACATGTTTGTTTACTTTAAGTGCAAATATATAACTTATTTGATATCCGCTATTTAGAGCTCTTCTTCCAGCGGCTTACTCTACCCTTCTCTCTCTTCTCTTTTCTTCCCCTAGCTTTATCTGCTGGAGTTAACTCAGAGGCCGTTGCTGGGGTGTCCTTGGAGATTCTCTTGGTTGGCCTGAATGAGCGATCACCTTTTGAGTAATCCTTATCTCCAGATAAAGTCCTCCAATCCTCTTTAAACCAACGCTTTAGGTTTAGGCCTGCTTTAGTTTTTCTTACCGCCATTGCCCCAGTTTTTAGCACCTACCTTTCTACACTTAGCCAAAGCACCAGAAGCATAAGCCGAAGGCCATACGCTGTATCGCGACTTCACCTTGCTATAGCAAGCGTCTTTTACAGCACCTCCTTTCTTATACTTCTTGCACCCGCAGTTGCTTTTCTTCTTTGCTTTCATGAGTGATTTACGATCTTAAACTTGGCTTCCTTTACAGCCCCAGGGTGAGGCTTGTAGTCTCCTTTCATAAGGAAGTATCTACCACGCTCTTCCATCCAGTGAAAGCCAGTAGGGGCAGGAACAGCTTTAGTAGCTGAGCTCACCTTTAGTTTACCGCCTTTATTGTACTTGACGGCATTCATTGCACTTGGTTCTTAGCAAGCAAGAGCTTGATCTCTTGGATGTCTTTTAAAAGCTGTTTTACGTCCTCTCGGAACTCTCCGTTGTCAGCCTCTAGTGCGGCAACCCTTGCCGACAGTTTACTATAGTCAGAATGAAACTTCACCCAACCACCTACTAAAGATCCCGCAACAAGCAGGAATTCAAAATGAGAAATATTTTCTGGCATCTCTATCTCTTAATCAACAGTTCCACTTCCGTAACGCAAGAGCCTTCCTGGTTGGTTTTCCATTAGGTTTCTTCATAGGTCCCTTTACACCAGACATCCTGGCACAAAAAGACTTTCTTCTGCCTGCCGCTTTGCTTCCTTTTTTAAGCTTAGATGGTGGTGTAGTTACAGCAGTTTTTAGGTTGCTGCCAGTCTCTCGATTGTATTTAGCCACACCAGCTTTAGTGAGTCCGCCAGAACGGGACTTGTGTTTACCCATCTTGAGGCTTACGTTCTTTTTCTTCTTTACCTTAGGCATAAAGCAAAGATAATAAAAACAGAATAATCAATACCATGCCCATTAATGTCCATTATTTATGGCATTAAAGATGTAATTGTTTCTAAATCTTCAGAACTTAGAACACCGTCATTGTCACTTGATAGCTTCATGGCTACAACAACTGCATCGCAGTATTCTTCGCACAGTACGTGCTGCACAAAACACATTGTATTGGTCGCGTCGATTGCTGCCGTAATTTGTTTTTTGGTGTATTTCATTATCCAAAGTTTTGGCTGGTGTTCGAATCAACTAACTCAAACACCCCGCGCTGAGTGAAAGTAGAACCATCGTCGCTGGTCTCAAGTGCAAAGTGCGTGGCATCGCTGCCGCTGCCATAGTTGCCGTATTTAATGCTATTGATTGACGGTGGTGTAGAAAATTGCGTTTCGTCAAACTTTACTTGTATCCAATTGTTGGCAGTTGACGTGCTTAAAGGCCACCACAAATCGTAGACAGATGTGCTGCTATTAAACGCTTTGTACGGGTAGTATTGGTTATAATAGTGGCCAGCATCAATGGTGTAGTACGTGTTTCCGCTTGTGTCAGTTGTAGCGCTGACCATGTTTGTGGGATGGCTGGTGCCGCTTTGCGCTACGCCTTCGTAGAATCTTAAATCCCAAATGCCCAGTCGAGCATTAGTGTAAGTCCCTGATGAGTTTACGCCTCTAACCCGAACATATCGAGATGCGGGTGGTCCTGTAATATCATAGGTTGCTGTTGCGGCTGCGCTCTGCACATTATCTCCAAACTCTTGCGCTCGCACCTCAACAGTCCGAGTCCCCGTAGTAGAGCTCTGGTCGCTAAAAGAAAGGATACCCGTTAAAGAGTCTTTTGCCGATTCTAACCCGTGGTTGACATCAGCGTCTTGCACTGTGACAGTGCTTCCCACCTTAGAAATAACGTGATAGTTTGGGTTGGTGTAGCTACTGTGATTTGTGACAGTTATAGTCACAGACCCGAAAAGACCCACGTTCAAAGATATTGTCGGTGTTGTAGACGCAGTACCACCACCCCCTCCCTGCGTAGTAAAAAACCCATCTACGTTGTCTATGTTGCTAGTGCTTTGTCCTGATATACTTGCCATGTCTTAACTAATTTCGATCCATTCTTGTGATGGGTTAAAAAACATTTTGTAAGAAGCAACCTTGTAGCCCATAACTCTATTAACATTTCCCGTGCTACTAACAGCCGTAGTTGTCATTCGCCCCGTTGCTGTGCTTAAATAAACTACGTCACCAATGCTTCCGCCTAATGCAGTAGCAACACAAACAATACCACGAATGCACATTCCATTGGCACTTGACGTACCCGTAGCAACCGCCATCATTCCTGATGCTGCTGCAACCGAAGTTGCTGCTGCGCTTGTCCATGCACTTGCACCCAAATAATAAACGTAGCCTGCATTTAATCCTGTAGTTGTTGTAATCGTTACAACCTCTGCATTTAGACCTAAATCGCCTGCACTACTTGCGCCCCCTATTGATGTTTCAAGTTTGCTTACAGCGACAGAAGAACCGTTACCGCTTAATTGTCCTGTCGTGCTAATAGCACCTGTTACGCTTAAAGTGCTACCGTTAAATGTAAGGTTTGCCTCTCCGTCCAAAACATCCGTAGAACTACTGCAAGCAACAAGCCTGTTAGCAGCTTGATTGTTTACTGTAACCCCACCACCGCCTGTTCCGCTTGCCGCTGAAGTAATCCTACCTTGAGCGTCAACGGTTATGTTCGCTGCTGTATAACTACCCGCTGTTACAGCCGTGTTGTCTAGGTTTAAAACAACGTTTCCTGTTGTTGGACTCGCTGTTAATCCAGTCCCTCCTGTAACATCATCAACCGTGTTCACTTCAGCGCCTGCGGCAATACCTGCCAACTTAGTCGCATCGGCTGAGGGATAAGAGTTTTTAGCATTATTAGCTGTAATATCTGAAGCTTGCGTTGATGTTATTCCAACCTTTGCGGTGTTAGCTGTAATTGCAGATGCTTGACCTGAAGTAATACCAGTCTTCGCATTGTTAGCCGTAATGTCACTAGCTTGAGTTGATGTAATTCCAGTCTTAGCTGTGTTCGTTGTGATTGCGCTTGCTTGTCCTGACGTTATGCCTGTCTTTGCATTGTTAGTTGTAATATCAGATGCCTGCTGTGTAGTGATCCCAACCTTCGCGGTGTTGGCAGTAACTGCGCTGTTTGCTGCAACACGCGCATCGGTAAAATAAAGATTTGTAGACCCCTCTGTCAGCCCATCAGTATCTGTTGCCCCACCACTGACTGTTGCTGGTTCAAATTGAGTTGCACTGTTGTTCCACTCAAGAACTTGTCCATCTGTGATGCCACTAATGCTAACGTCAGTATGAACACCAATACTTTGACCAGCCACATTAGCGGTGTCTTCGACGTAACTAATTACACAATATCCTACGTCCGTGCTGCTAATATGATCGCTTTGTAGATGAAGTACATCGTTTGCCCCCAACGGCAGCACATCAGTCCAGATTTTGGTAGATGTATTGGCCGTTGCCGCGTATTCCCCAATCGAGATTTTACTTCCCCCTGATTTGGTTATGGATAGTATGATGTTTGTGTTGTGATCATCATGTATCCAACTAATGTTTTTGACCAGCGTACTGCTTGCTGATGCGGTCAAGATTGTAAAATCTGTATTAGCAGCGTTCAGCGTTATTACGTCTGTTTTGTATGTTAGTGCCATTATTGTTCCAAAAATAACATTTTTAATTCAATTGCCGTTGTGTCAGAAGTGCCACCACCGCTTCCATTTGATGCCGATATTATCCTTCCTTGCGCGTCAACCGTTATATCGGCTGCTGTATAGCTACCCGCTGTCACTGAAGTGTTATCTAGGCTTACAACGACGCTTCCTGTTGTTGGACTTGCGGTTAGCCCCGTCCCTCCCGTAACACTACCAACTGGAGCTGACTCTAAGCCTATCTTGGTGGAGGAGTGGTCGTATGTAAGCACATAATTATCTTGACCCGAACCCACAGACTGATCGCCATCCAAAGTGTAGTTGCCTAGCTTTACATCCCCTGTTCCATTAGGGTCTAAAACAATGTCACCGTTTACAAAGGTGGTGTATATCCTGTTGTTGTTTAAGTCTAGTTCAGCGCCTAGTTTTAAATTAGCATGACTAGCAAATAACAGCTTTCCGCTAGTAGATATATCGCCATTTGTAGGGCCAACTATAGCTGCATACCCTGACTTTCCAGCAGCAAAACTAGTGGTAGAGTCTGCTGGAATAATCCTGTCTGGATTGGATGTGCTTATGTAGTTATTTATGGCTGTAGCAGTTAAAGCTGCTGTCGCCGCTAATGCCGTCCCAGAAGCATCAACTATACCCGTGTATATGTGATTTCTTATTATGTATTTGTTGTTATTGCTGTCATATACACTGACATAATTATTGGCCGAGGTGGACGCGATGTTAGAACCATCTGGATAGGCGTTTCCAGCTATATAGAGGGTGTTGTTGCGTGTTATTACTTTAATATCAGCCATGTCTTAGCTTTTCCATTGAAAGTTTACATTCTTGAGCTTTACATACGAGGCTCCCTCTTGGTCGGTTTTCATGTACCGAAACGACATAGTAGCAGAGCTGGGGTGCTCCGATCCGTTCTCATGATCAAAAAAATCTAAAATATTTTCTGTACCAAAAAGAGTCTTGTCTATCGCGTCGGAACCATTAGCCAAATAGTTTGCGTTAGCAAATGAAATTTCACCAATATTGTACCATACAGTAAGATCCGAGGCGGTAGGATAACTATAAACAGTTTTTAAAAAAAAGTTATAAATATTGATCGTATTCAATGTCTGCTGAATGGTAATAACTATAGGATCTATAAACTTAATTCTCTTGCTATACTCAACGCTTTCGGCAGAGTCTCCGTTACTCTGAGCTATAGTTACAGTCTCGTTATTTGTGTTTGTTGTAATCGTCCACGGAGTATAGGAACTAACCTGCGACGGGGCCTCAAGAAACAAAAGGTTTGTATTGCTGTCAGAAGGGGCCGATGTGTCGTTACTTTCATTTCCAGAACCAGTATAAGGAAGGCTAGAGTCCGAGTCGTCTAAATGCCAAGCAGCAGTAAAAGGAGTGTTAGCCGCAGTTCCATACTGAGCAAGAAGAAGCAGCAAATCTTGAGCCGTAACCAGACCGTCACCATCAAGGTCTGCGCTGGCTTGAGTGTAAGAAGAGGAGCTGTTGACAAGATCTAGGACTTCATTTGTTATCTCCTCTATTAAGTCTGAATACACTAGCCCGTCGGTATTCTGATTTACAGTTAATACGTTTTTGTAGCTACCAAAACTTGGAGGAGTGTCAGTAAGGTCATTTATCGAAGCTATAGGAGATATGTCTTTCCAGTTGCCAGATGAGCCCCAACCACCCCCAGTGTATATATAAGGAGTTGATCCAACTATAGCTATATAGCCAGTCGTCTGAAGAGCAACATCTAAGTCATCCCTATCGCCTGTAGTGGCAAAGAACCCAAAACCCTTAGTCTGGTTTTCTGTAGCGTCAATAAGAACTGCATCAGGGTTGTTGTGTTGTAGAAAGTCTGGGTACTTAATTGGCATCTTTAGAATGTTATTGCTAGTGAGGTTCCGTCAGCGAAAGAAGCTGTATTGTTTGTCCTATAGAAGCTATAAGATATAGAGGCTCCATACTGATTAGTAATTGTGAAGTCTCCTAGGTCAGTGAAAGCATCAATGACCGACAGCGCTCCGCCTTGAATTACATTTTGAAGAGCTCCAAATGAAGCGGGAAAAATTATATACGTATAGTTAAGCCCAGAGTTACCAGCGGCAGTTGTGTTTACGTTCCACGAGCTTCCGCTATTGAGCTGGGTGCCCATCTGTGTAATTCCATCATATAGGGTGTCAGCCTGACCGTCGTTCGAAATGGTGCTAGTGCTAGAAGCCCCGAGTATCACCCTGTTTCTCCAGTAAGCCGTTTTGGAAGCGCTTCTTGTTACGTTAGACCCGCCTCCACTATCAATAACCTCGACTACGAATTCGACATCAGCTTGAGTGCTGACTGAATTTATGACTTGATCGTCAGCGGTGTAACTTCCTGAACTAGCTGTATCGGCAACCCCACTCGCGAGCGTAACACCCTCAACTTCAAACTCAACAGAATTGTCTGTGGTTTGAGATGGATCAACAACCGAAAAGTTAAAGCCAGTAGTTCTAAGCGTTTGACCAGTTTCAAGAATATTGCTCTGGGAGAGTCCGAGTGTTTTGTTAGATGCCCCAGGGAAAGATCCATTAGGGTTTTCGTAAGAAGCAACAACAGAAGAAAAGGTGATTGAAGTTAAATTATACTTCTCAAGAATATCGCTAATTATATCCTCAATCGAAGTCCCAGACGCTATAGGAGAGGTCATGTGAGAGAACGCAGCGTTGTAGTTTGTGATTGTAATTGCGCTGCTTGTTTGACCAATATTAGTTATTGCCGACGTGTTAGCAGCAACCTGAGCGTCCAACAGGTCGTCAGCACCTGCCAAAGAAGTAGCGGTGGAAGTGTAAATATTCCCTGCGTTAGCGGTGTACGTGCCGTTAGCACCCAAACCAGCACCCGTTTGGGTAGCGTCTAACTCAGACTGGAGGTTAGCAATGTTCCCAGTGTTCGTTGCTATACTTTCAGAAAGTACTGATGTGGTAATTTCACCGCCCATTCCAGAGTGCTGGGTGCAGTAATAATATAGTGTTGACGGAGCGTCATTCGGTACCAAAAAGTCAGACTGAGCACTGCTCGTTCCACTCCCTGAGTTCGTCCATCCATCAGTGTAAGCTACCCCAGAACCCCATGTTCCATCACTGGTTGTAGACACAGCTATGGGGTGGGCAAAGCTGGCGCTCTGGTCAAATATATACCTATGACCCTTGAAAAGTGTTAGGCTGTCCTGCAGAACACCATCTATGAAGTATTTATTAGAACCGCCTACGCTTTGAAATGTTACAGCAAACTCCTGAATGGTTCCTGGACCGCCATCGGCTCCAGCAGGTCCTTGATTACCAACAGGTCCTTGATTACCCACAGGTCCTTGATTACCCACGGGTCCTTGATTACCCACAGGACCTTGATTACCCTCAGGACCTTGATTACCCTCAGGACCTTGATTACCCTCAGGACCTTGATTACCCTCAGGACCTTGATTACCCTCAGGACCTTGATTACCCTCAGGACCTTGATTACCCTCAGGACCTTGATTACCCTCAGGACCTTGATTACCCTCAGGACCTTGATTACCCTCAGGACCTTGATTACCCTCAGGACCTTGATTACCCTCAGGACCTTGATTACCCACGGGTCCTTGAGGTCCCACGGGACCGCTAGCCGCCGAAACATATTCCAATGCGTTTCCAGTACTGTCAACAGCAAGAAATTCACCAACACTTCCAATAGCAGGGACGTCAAATAGATCACTTATAACCGAAGAGGTGGTTAGTCCAGTCCCGCCTAGTTCAGTCCAGTTAGCCGTGTTAGTCCAGTCTGTGGAGGGGGTGCCATTAAAAACGTAAACTTTAGCTACATCTTGAACAACAGCTATATATCCATCAACTTGATTATTAGAGGGAAGGCTGTCCCTGTTGGGGGCTGTACCACTAATAGAGGCGAAAATACCAAGACCCCTTATCTGGCTGCCTTCTGCTTTGGCAAGGTTGACCAACATGGCATCATCTGCCGAACGAACTAAAGCTCCATCAAACTCTGGCATTACTCGTTGTTTCTAATTAATATTTTTGTGTTTCTTAGTCCTGTTCCCCCTAAGGCGTCTTTAATCCTAAAGGCTATATACGGGGTTGTATTAGCGCTGTTTCCGAATTGAGTTTCTAGCGATATGTTGGTTTTAAAGAGTGTATAATCAGTATCTAATACACCTGGGTCCTGTATGACGTTGGACAGTCCGCCAGGTGAGTTTTCATTACCGTTATAATTATGGAACAAATCGACAAAAGCATTAGACGTTCCAGTGATGTCTTGAGTTCCACCGTTCGACGCGGAAAAGTAATACGTTGGGACAAACCAATATATATAGTCGCCCACAGCCTGGGTGCTTGGAACCGTAAACACAGCAAAAAGCTGATCAGTATTCGCGTCTAGGAAGTCACCAGTATCTGTAAGCTGTTCGTTTACTTGAACTGAGGTTCCGCTCGTAGTTCCATCAAACAAATCCTGCCAGTCAGAATCAGAGTCATTATTATCAAGCTCGGTTTGCGACAATACCATCTTGATTGGTATCCTATTCACCTCGTAGCTTTCGGACTGCTGATCACAGGTAGTGGATATATCGCTAGAAAATGGCCTCTGATCGTCCCAAAGTCTTACCAAATACTGATTCGTATCTCCAAAATCAACAAATCCAGCGTCATGGTTCACAGTAATCGTAGATGTATACCCCCCAGAAACGGAAAGACTTGTTTCTGTTGCTATGGCGCCATACCCGTTTCCATCTCCAGAATCATAGTAAACTTTTACTGTATCTAGAGGAACGCCTGGTGTCCTTTGTTGGATTATAAACTGAACGTTAGTTTCGCCGTTGAACCTAGTTCTGTCGTAGTCGCCGTCTCCTCCCCCAGGGGGGTTAGAAGCCCTTATTAGGTCGATACCAGAACTGTCGTCGTCGCTGTCTTTTCTTATTAAGGGTCTTAGGTATTGTGGCTCGAACTCGATTTCATCAAATGTATTGGTCGAGTTTTCACTATCTGTAGCTATTACCTTAAAGTATATCCACTCATCGGTAGGGATCTCAGAAGCAAAGGCAAAGCTTATAGTGCTTGTTGCTGATGCCGTAGCTGTTGCCCCCCCATTTCCAGAACTTGTATGGAAAAGAGTATACGAACCAGATTGTCCAGTTTTTTTGTAAAATTCGAAAGTAACAGTGGAGCCTTGAGAGTTATTGGTGTTAGCGACGCTAGCATCTAGCGTAATGGACTGATTTAATATGGGGTTTGTGGAAAAGGCAACGGTAGTTGTCGTAGTAAGAGTTACCTGACCAATTGTGCCAAGCTCAACTAGAGCCTCTCTAATGATATCGATAGCTGTTTTTGTGCCATCTCCAACCTCTATATCCTCTCCGCTTGAAAACTTACCAAAGTTTCCGCCGTTCGGTAGAAATACATTAATATCTGAGGTAAGCGTTTCAGACTCCCCGTCTGCACCCGCAGGTCCTGTAGCTCCTGTAGCTCCTGTATCCCCAACCAAAGAGTCGAGAAAGTCTTGTTCTGTGCCGTTGTTGTTTTCACCGAGCCAAACCTGATACGCGCTCAAACCGAGAGCCCCTTCGTCGCCTTGAGGTCCCCTTATCTCACCAACGTCAGCCCACTGAGTTCCGTCCCAAACCCATAAATGACCATCAGCATTATTTAAGTATCCATCACCTGCATTTGAACCACTGAACGCTGGTTGGGTTGAAGCAGGACCAGCATAGCTCCCAACTATGTTTACAGAGGTCCCGTCAGCTCCATCCTGTCCGTCTACGCCTGGCTGACCATCCTGACCAGGAGGGCCTTGTGGACCAGCAGGTATTGAGGCAGCCTCAGGAGAAACGATGATCACGTTTTGTGCTGACTGCTCTTTAACGACAACGGTTTTACCAGACGTGTCGGTAGATACGTTTAATACGATTATATCTTCTTCAGTCTGGCTCATCTCCTATAAATACTATTACTGTGTTGATTTGGGTGACGTCCCTAACCACAAAAGTCTGTGTCGTTGCTATCGTAGACACATGAAGCAATACACTATCATCTTCTGTTCGGGCCATGAAACAAAGATAAGCAAATAAAAAAAGGCCTTAGTATACGCTGTAGTGTAAGTTAATTCTGTTTTCAATATCTGCGCGGTCGCTACTCCTGTCCTCATCAAAAATTATCACCTCCTGTAAATGCTGCATACTTATAGTGGAGGTTATTCCCAAATTAAGTCTACCTCCTCCAATATGCAAATTTGTCTGATTTGAACTTATAATTCTATTAGCCGATCCAAGAGCTTGGTGAAAGGTATTTTTCTGATAAGCAGAATTTGCCACGCCGTCAATGTGAAGGTTGGAGCCAACCCCTGCACCTCCGCCATTACCGCCTTGAGTCGAATATTTAGACTGATTACCACCAAGGGCGTAAGTAGGATGCCAAGCCATAATAGCATTAAAGTCTGAAGAACTGGTCGTTGATCTCTGTGAGACAATAAATATACTTACGTCAGCATAAGAGTTTGAATTTCCAGAAGTTTGATAAAACACTCCCCCGCCAGGATTCGCTGATTGACTACTACCTTGTAGTTGTGGCTTTCCATTTTCAACAATTACAGATTGAGAAGCACCATCATATATTTTAGCCATATTATTAGGCGTGGTTTGATTAGCATCATAATTATTGCCTGACTGATCATAAATTTTTGACACAAACCCATCATTTGATCCGCAGTGATTAGCCAACGCTGTCAAATCTAAAGCGTTGCTACTGTCAAATCCTATGTCAGCATATGAAGTACCGTTATATACCTCTATGCAATCGCCTGTATATGCTGTACGTAATTTGCGAAGCGAATAGGCAGCCACGGAATTAAAGTATACGTCAAGCAATAAACCGCTAACAGCTTTATTTGATGACACGGCTTGGTAAAAATTTCCCATTAGCTTGCTTGTCTTTCTCCCGTCAAGGTGTAAACATTTGACGCGGTTCTCTTTAATCCCATGACAGAATATTGACCGCCCGAAACTAATGTTTCCGAGGTGTTAATTGTTACGCCTGACGCGGCTACAATTGTAACACCTCCCGTACCGCGTTGCTCAATCACAAACTCTGCGTAAGTGTCATAAGATGCAGACGCTGGTACGGTAATATTTACTGCTGTCGCACTGTTAACAACGAGATATTTTGTTGTGTGCAGACTAGAAAGAGTCGTTGAACCTGTCAAGGTGACAACATCGTAAGTCGTACCGCTTGGCCCCTGCACTCCTGTGGCACCTGCCGCGCCTCCTGTTGAACTAATTTCGAAAAATGCCTGTGTTGCATACACGGCAGAAGAGATTGACGAACTGTCACCGACAAAGACTTCGACATAATCATTTGCCTGTAATTCAACAATGCAAGTTATTAAATTGTTATTGTCGTTTTGATCATTAGCCGCACGGATATATCCATATCCCTGACCGAGCAAATCAGTTGAGCCGTTTACTTTGAATCTTGTTGCGGGCGTTGTTCTTGCGCCAGCGCTATAAAAGGATATGTTCGACGTAATTACATAGTAACCCGTCACACCCACTGTGATCCGATTGTTTGTGGTGTCAATCGTTATGCCTGTGCCTTCCGTGTCTGCGCTTGTGTTGAACTTTACTTTCTGTGCTGTTGCGCTGTCGAAGTTTTGTTGGCTTGCACCGCCTTGTAAAACATCACTGCCCATAATTGCACGGGCGTAGTCGAATGAAGTGTTTACAGATATTGTAACATCACCCAGTCCGTTAGTCGGAGATAAGCCAACACCCGATCCAGCCACAATGGATGTAACGCCTCCCTCAATCGTTCCTGGCTCCCATTGACTAGCGACGTTATCCCATACCAACGCCTGGCCGTCTGATGGGGCTGTAGTAGTGGTGTCTACGTCTGTAAGCCCGTCTATGGATTGAGCAACATTACTAAAGGATAAGTTGCCGCTACCATCTGTCTTAAGGAACTGACCAGCAGAGCCGTCAACCGCTGGATAATCTATACCGTTAATAGAGACTTGAGTTCCAGCGATATCTACATTTCCTTGACCAATTGCTATTTCAGCCGCATCTGGAAGCCCAGATGAATCATTGATTTCAAAGGTACCGCCTTTGGGGTCGAACACTAAATCATAACCGTCTTGGTCGTATTCTATATCTAACGCTGCTGTTAAATTAGAGTTACCAAGATGAGTGTCTGTCTTTGCTGTATTAGCCGTGATTGCATTTGCTTGAGTAGTCGTGATCCCAACCTTAAGTGTGTTGGCGGCAATCTCAGAAGCTTGAGTCGTGCTAATGGTAGTTGTGTCACCAGCAAGTGCGGTGGCAGATGTTGTGCCTAGTTCAAGAGAAGAAGCCGCAGCAAATGAGATGTTTCCAGACCCATCCGTTTTTAAGAATTGACCAGCCGTTCCGTCAGAGGCAGGAAGAATATACCCGTTAATACTAGCCCCATTAGTTATGTTTACACCACCAAGAAAGTCTTGCTGTACGTTAAACCTCTTTGTAGCAGTTATTACGTCGGCAGTAGACTTAGTTAGGTAATCCCCAGTAAAAGAAACAGCACCGCTTCCGTCTGTTTTTAGTATTTGGTTTGCTGTACCGTCAGCAGAGGGTAAGGTGTAAACTGTGGAACCCCCCGAAGCAATCTGTACAGACCCGTTAAACCTAGACGGACCATTTACGTATAGGTTTACATCACTGGGTATGTAATTAGAGTTATTTAAGGCAAGTTTAGTCGAAGCCACAGAGGTAGATTCGTTAAAATCTACAGTAAGTATTGGGTCAGTCCAGGAGTTGCCCGTTGGTGGTGCCGCAGATTTATTTCCTGATGTTGGTACACTTCCCATCGCTGCATTAACAGTTGTCCACCTGTTGTTTTGAGGATCAAAAGTAAGCGCGTTTTGAATGTGACCACCATCAGATGGGTTATCAATATAACCTCCGTTTTCTAATGAAGGTATATGGACATTAGGAATAGACTCTAAGCTAGGGACAACGCCAGCAGGACCCGAAGGACCAGCCTCACCCTGAACTCCTTGTTCACCCTGAGGACCAACTGGGCCTTTAGATACAGTTACGTTAGGCTTCGAGCTGCTCGAAGAGACCGATACATTTATCTTAGCCATTGGTATGTATTAAAGGGTGATGTCTTCGTTTACTGTAAACACCCCGTATAAAATTGTTTCTACGTCGTTTGGGACTGCTGGTTCTATTGAAGTGTTGTCATCCCAATCAGTGGAGCCTAAAGAATTAAAAAGTCTCTTCTCGATGTCATAAACGTAAACGCCAGATTGTAGGCTTTCCATGGTTCCGTGAGGAATCGTAAAAGTAGCTAAGTTAGTTGGGTCTAAATAAACACTCGATTGAGTGGAATCTCTGTTGTCAATAGCGGCCCAAGACTCAATAAGATAACCATCCGCGCCGCCTTGTCCCGTTCCATCATCAGTGTCCGCGTTCCTAACCTGCATCTTAAAAGCATAGATAGGGGTTGTGATTGCATCAGACCCATTATAAGCACCATTCAGGTCTATGTTTGTGCCATCGTCATCCTTCAACTCAAGGTTCATCTTAAACGTATCACCACGCTTGCAAACGACGTCTAGCCTTTGCGATCTATCTAGGTTTAAAGTATTTGCCATTACTGTAGTATCTCTGATGTTATATCTCCTGATTCTTCTGGTAGCTCACTTCTCTCTCCCTGACGCTGAGAAAGCAATTTACTTTGCTCAACGGCTTGTTTCTTCACTCTCTCGTCCTTCCTGTCTTCTTTTTCTAAATCCAAGTTAGATTTAAGGTTTCTATCTTGTTTTGATCTAGACTCTGCGGACTGAGCCTTTATCATCTCTATCTCTTTATTAAACTCATGCTTTACCCCTTCAAGTTTCGCTTCAAGCTCGCTCCTGAGTTGAAGTTCCTGAGCGGTAAGCTGAGATTGCAATTGCATCTCTTGCTGCTTTGCTTGTGAGGTGGCTTGCGCTGACTGCTGCTGGATCTGAGCTTGTTGCTGAGAATTTTGCATTGCGACCTGCTGACTCATTGCCATTCTTTTTTTACGCCTAACAACAAGAAGTCTTTCAGCCTGATTTATATCTTTTAGTTGCCTAACGGAAATAGCGTCCTCTAGGTCTATCTCTTTTTGAGACAAAGCTATTTGAATATTCTGTTCCAAGTACTGGCGCTCGCCCTCTTCCATTTCTTTTATCACCCTTACTCCAAAGTTGTACATAGAGAGGTTTCTAAAAGAACTCAAAACAGACATGTTTTCTTTGCCTATAGCGTTTTCGTATATTCTGTAAAGAACAGAGTCTGGATGGATAACCTGAAGACACTTAACCACGTCACTACAAACCTTCTTATAAAGAATCATAGAAGAGTTGGTGATGTCGTATATAGCGTTGTTAGCAGCAGCCAAAGCTTGCTGTCTCACACCCACAAGAGCGTCCCCTTTCGGCGAAGAAGCGTCCATGACTTCGTTGATTCCAGTAGCGTCTCGAATCATTTTTAAATAGTGATTGTACAGTCCAATCAACTCATTTATGTTTCGGATACTATTTCCAATCTCTCTGATAGGTGGGTTCTGAAATCCTCCCTCTGGGTTCTTGCTTCTGTAGTAGAACACACCAGTCTGCTCGTAAATATCATGAAGATCAAGAGGCTGTAGCTCTCCGCCTTTTCCTAGTTGAACATTTTCCAAGCCTTCAATATCAATAATGATTCCATCTGGCTTAGCCTTGGATACCGCTTGCTGAATCTTTAAGTGCGTGAGCTGAAGCTGATCAGCAAAACCGATGCAGCTGTCAACCATAGACTTAGGCATCATATCGAGAATGTTAGTAGAACAAACCGAGTACGATAAATTAGTCTTGGAGATGTCGTGAATGTTTTTAGGTATATTGGTCTTCTTGCTATAATTAAACAAGAAGTCAGTACCCAAAACGTAACAACCTCCGTACACAGAAGCAGACTCAAGCTTTACTACGTCCCTGTTAAAAACAGAGTTCTGAGGCCCTTTGTAGTTTTCTCCTTTAGAGTAAAAACCCACGTTACCGTATCTGCTTTCCTTATTTTCGAAATACTCGCAGTCAACTGACATAAACTCAAAGTCAAGCACCTCAACCATATACTCGTCGTAACCAAAGTTAGACTGGTTGTTTACTCTGTCGTAAGAAGACTGATTCATCTTACCAGCATCATAACCGTACTTCTTTTGAGCCTTGTCCGCTATCTCTTTAAACTCATCTTCTGTGAACTGATCTCCAGCCATGCGCTTTAACTCATGAATGGGAACGTACCTCACATGACCAGCATACGTAAGGTCTCCAAAGTCTGGATCTTCCGTAAAGCTGTGAACAAAATTTATAGGGTCAATATAATCGGTTTTAATTCCGTGGCTAGGGTCGTTAGAACGCTTGACAACCGCCATTCCTGTAATAGCAAGGTCATTCACACATCTCCGTAGAGTGGAATCATTAAACTCGTTCCACTCTAAGGTCAAGTTAGTGCCAAGCTGAGCGGCTATCTCGGAAGAAGATTTTATGTTGTTGTCTATAAATATCTCAGACTCCTCCAAAGACTCTGGGATTAATTCAGAGTTCATGCCTATAGAAACCCCCGTCTTTTCTTCTATCTTGGAAATAATTCTTTTAGATTGAACAAGCATGTCTACCTTTTTTCTGCTTGCGTCCTTTTCGGAAGAAGAAAGAGGGTCAATCGCCTCCAGGTTTGGATAGGGGGATAAAGACAGGATCTTGTTTACTACGATCCTAACGAACTTAGGTAGAATAGGAACTGGAGTAAAATCAATATTGAGCATACTTCCATCCCCGTTATTCGGGTCTAACGAAGTAAGAAGAGACTTATAAATAGCTGTATCTTGAGTTCCGTTAGCGTAGCGGCGATTCCTTTCGAACGTCTTCTTCCTATTACCGAAGATAGAGTTCTGCTGATCCATCTTACCCCACTGCTTATATACAGCCTTGGCGTAGCTAAGACCATAAGCCTTGCTTTGCTTTTGCTCAGATGGGGCCAGCGGGTCTGGAAAGCTAGATTTTTTGTTGTTACTGTGCATCTGCAATGAGTAGAGTTCTTATAACTCAATGCAAATATAGTAAAACTAGAAGTGCCAAGCTTTTGGCTTGTGAGTCCTGAAAAACTTCTTGTCTTTGAAGTCGGATACAATCTTTTCTTTCTTTGCTTTCTGAGCACCTAGAAGCGCTAGACCAGAACTAATAGTCAAGTCAAACTTAGTACGCTTATCTATCTTATATGCAATCCAATCCTCTAGAGTTCGGTTGAAGTACATGTTACCAAACTCCTCAGTCTCAGCCTTTATGCCTACGTGATCGTGTATGTATGCCTCGATAGCCTGGGCGTGAGACTGTATCACATCCTGTGAGTTAGATGGTATTCCCTTGGTTCTTACATTCACCGAGGAGTTTCCTGTCTTAAGGAAGTCAGGTCGGTCCATTAAGTAACCGTCGTAACCTCTTGATTCAAAGTACCTTACGATACCGTACTTATTGTTCTCTACAAGTAAAGGATACCCGTAAAAGAAAGCACACATCAAGACATCCTCATAAAAGATGCTAGCTAGGTCAGGACGAGAAGCGTATTCCACTACGAACATATTAGCAGGGGCATCCATGCTGAACTTATTGTACATGTGTAGAGCGCCTTTAGAGCCCCTTCCGTCAACTGTAGCGTCTAAGTCATACGAATCGACCCCTCCAACACCGACATGCCCGTTAGGGGCTATCTTTTTCCCTCTCTCGTCTTTTTTCTGATTTCTTAGATGATCAGGTGGCATCCAGGATACCCTAAACCTACCATTTGGATCTGGAGAGAACACAACCTCTTCGTCTTTCTTTCTCCATATGAAGTTACCCTTTACTACTGGATTAGGAAACATATCTTCATTAAACTCTATTTGTTGGTAGATCTTACCTATATTAAATAGACTGCCCTCGATACTATCTCTAAACGCTTCGTCCTCAGTGAAAGGGAACTGCCTAATAATCTCATTTAGCTCAGAGGGGTCATTCTTAAAAGAGCTGCGCTCGTTCTTGAGATAGGTCTTGCTGCCTTGATCGATAGGACCTCCCCGTCTATACCCTGTATGTGTGTGCTTTGGGAGGGGTCCTCAACAACAGCATTACCGTAAATATCGAAAAAGCCCTCCAAAGCGCGTCATAGGCTGGAATGAATATTCTGTACAGTCCAGACCTAGTTCTTCCGTTCTGGTTTCTTTCGTTGGGGTCAGAGTCAGCCCACAATTCTCTATACTCTTCGCCCCCTTTGTTCATAGGGTTTACCGTACTCCCCACAAGGGCTTTACCAACTACTCTCTTACCTACAATCAAGCAAGTACGTTCAATCCTCCAGGCCTCCCTGATGTCAGTGGGTTTTTCCCACTTACCAGCCTCATCGAGGTACAGCATGTGCAGCTTCTCGCCGTCATATGCGTTATTGGTGGTGTTCTTCCAGTTTATAACCGAGTTAAGGGCGTCACCAATCTGAGAAGTCTTGTTGTTTTTCGTGATACGCTTAGATGGTTCACGAAACGCCAGCTCCATACGAGGGTTTGTGGTACCGTCCTGGATTGGCTTGAAGAAGAATGGGTAGCTACGAAAGATCGCAACCACCTTCTTCATGAATATGTTCTCCTGCGAGTCTTTACCAGTCTTCGACTGTATGCCAAGAAGCTTCTCTTTAACTTGACTAGCTTCGTCCACCAGGACAGCAGAGCATACATTAGTGTAGCCAGAACGACGGCACTTAGTATAAAGCTGACCGAAACAACGAGGATCAGCTTCACAAGCAGCCATGTGAGTAAAGATGTCTTTTTGGAAAGCAAGGTATGATGGGTATCCGATATCAATTTTAGACCATTGTAGAAACATATAGTGTCTCCCTGTAATATACGTAGGTTCCCCATTATTGTAAAACCATACACCGTCACGCCTACGCTGAAACTCTTGTTCGATGTAAGAACGAAACTTGTTCCGAAACTCGGCAGGCTTTTCGAACCACTCATCCATACTGCGTATCCTACGCATCTCCTCTGGCATAGGAATGCGTTTCCACAGCTGCAACTTCTTTGGTTGGTTATGGAAGAGAATTTCCGATTTGCGCGGTTTCTTCGGTAGTACCACGAGTAACCCGTGGAGCTCGATAGTTTCTCCTTCTGTACCGTTAGGGTCGATCTTAATCCCCTTAGCTTCATAACCTTTTATGTCGATTAAACTAGACATCAATAACTCTGTCCGTGTGAGTTCATTCTCCCCAGCGAAGGTACACCTTCTTTAGGGTTTTTAATCTCCATTTGTTCACCACATTCGCATTGGCCTTCAGGGTAGTAAACACTACCGTTTTTAAACTTCATAGTGAGGCTTCTCACAGATTTCTCTGCTTTACATTTCTGGCAAATAAGATCAGGCATGGTTTTTAATTTAATTGGTACCCCCGCTAGGACTCGAACCTAGGACCCACAGCTTAGAAGGCTGTTGCTCTATCCAGCTGAGCTACGAGGGCGTATAGTTAACCTCTAAGTGACCGCTTGTAACTGTTTGGTTTTCAAAATCATAGTCATCCCAATATACAAGTCCGCTTGGGTTATTTTGAGAATCGCTCTGCGAATCCTCCTGAGTAGTCTTTGTCTTTTTCGATTTCTCCATTGTCGTTTAGTTCTTTAACCATTTGTTCTAGCCTCTGGCGCTCCACCAAAAGCTCTTTACAGTCAATAGCAGTTTGCTTTATGGATTGGAGCTCGGCCTTACGCGCAGAGCCACCTGCTTCGGGGTCTACTGGCTTCTTGACTTCCTCGATCATATTATTGATGGCTATCTCCATGCTTTGCATGAGTCTTATAGCGGCGCTTACAGTAGTGAATTTAGATTTCGACATATAGCAGGTCTTCTGCGCGGGTTCGGTAATACTCCTTACCATCAATGTTAACTCGATAGTCCATGTTCTTGCGAAATCCAACTATGTCACCCGCTTTAGCTCCTATCTCATCAATCCAAGGAGCCTCAAACGCGACACGACCTTTTGTGACAGGGACCTCTGATAGTTTAACCAATTCGATAGTGTCCGACTCTTGAACCTCCTCTTCTTCGACTGGCTCAAGAAGGCTCCAACCCGCAAGAGGGCGTATATCCCCAGTGTGCTGGTTTTTATAAGCAATAGCCTGATTATTAATAGTATGCTCTGGATCAAAGCGAACAGTATAGTGATTAGGCTCTCCAGTAAGTACCTGGCCTTCGTTAAGAACCACGAGGTGGTGGAAGTAAAGAGTGTCCCCAACTTCAACCCCTGTATCGTGTTTGAAAGGCGCCGCCACAACGGGGCCTTCTTGGATTCTGTTTTCAAACTCATTAAATTTAGTGTCTATAAAAAGCTCAAGACCTCCAGGGGTCGTGATCTTATCATCAAGCTGTTTATCTAGCTTTACAATAAATAAGTCAAATGTCCTCATCAATTAAAAATTCAAGTCAAATTCAAGCATACAGGGCATCTCGTCTATGGATTTCCACAGCAAGGTACCTTCATCGTTCTCAATATATACAAGATATCTCTTCTTGCCAAACTTATGCAGGTGATGTTCATCTTCTAGTATAGCGGATACAACACCTCGGCCAGCTTTCATGCCGATATAATAAGCCATGCCGTCTTTGGGTTCCTTGCCGACGACAATCTTTCTAATAAGTCCTTCCATTTTAGTTTAGGGATATGCCCAAATCACCCAAGAGGTCGTCTAATGAATCGTTTTCTTGATATGCGCTATCCATTACTTCTTTTAGTGTGTCTAACTCCGCCCTACTTTCTAGGTTAAAGCTGTACATTGTTTTCATCTCTGCGCTCTCATCACCCTCCTCAACTGAGTCAAAGTCTATAACTCCTACTACTATAGAGGCCAAGGTGCGATCTTTCATTTCGAACTCATCAATTGTCTCCTCCATCTTTTTGACGAGGGAATACATTTCGGCAAAGAAGAGGGTGTCTTTCGGGTCCATGATGTAAATTTGTTTAAGTCAAATATACGACACAATACGCATGCCCAAGTCAACCGTTAAAAAGACGAGGCTCTTTAGAGAGGTTTCGAAGCTACCAGATAAGTACGTAAAGAACAACTACTTAAAGAACTTACGCGGCGCTACAGATGAATTCCTAGAGAGCAATCCAGATCTAACCAGGTCGTATCTACAGCTAATGCTGTTCCTTTACGATTTGGAGTTCTTTACTATATCGTGGGCGGCAGAGAACTACGGGATGTACAAGAAGAACCTAGCCGATAGAATGATATACCCACTTGTGTCTAGTGGTTATCTATATAAACACTTTGATAAGCTTACACCGTCCCAGACTCTAGAGGATCACTTGTTCCGTGATGAGACAAAATATAACTACAGAGTTCGCTATGCGATGACGCAGAAAGGTAGGCTAGCGGTGCAGCGTTTTTATAACTCACTTTAAGAAGAAACCGTGGTTTCTCTTGCGTATATTTTTATGTCCGAAACGTAAATTATATCGCCAGGAGCCGACTGGTCATTGGTACTGATGCCGAAGCCAAAGTAAGTACTGGAAACGTCGCCGCCACCGCCTCTGGTTCGTAGTCCAAACTCGGTGGTAAAGTCATCTTCGGTGCCATACAAAACCCTTTTCCATGATCCCGCATCAGAGGCCCCATACTCTGAAATGGTGCTGTTGTTCAAAGAAGTGTTTGTAAACGAGCGCTCTGCGCCCAGACCATACTGAAATGGTCCGATGGTGTTTATGTGAGAGTTAGCGGAGGGAATAAAAACATACATCTCAACAGCATAACTCTTGTAATAAATGTTGCTTCCTTGATACCATACGGTTTCTAGTTCGGTGTTAGGGCTATGAGCGTAGTGGTATCCAAACACTCCAGTATTAGAGACTTGTACCTTCATAACGTTCTGTCTAGTTGCCCCATTTTCATCGGTTATAGATGCAATACGAGATATATCGGCAAATTGGTTGCCACCAGTAAAATCCGAAACAAAGTCGTAAATTTCGTTGGTAGAGTTAAATTCAAAGTCGTAAAGGGGTGTGTTTCCGTAACTGTTATGGAATGGAGACCCAGCAGCAGCTATTACTTCAGCAGAAGTAAACGTCTGAATGGATCCCACGGCTTTTCCTCGTGAGTTTTTAGCGTATGCCCTGTATTTGTATTCAGTAAGACTTGAAAGATTTGATACATTTGCTGTAATAGTACCTGAACTGTCAGTACCTGTTACCTCACTGAAGCCAGCCACATTAACCCCAAAATCAAATCCTACCTCAGTTACACCTGATCCAGTATAGGATCCACTTAGGGTTGCTGTTCCCGACGAAGAAGCTGTTGGTGTGTCTGCTGTCGTCACTACAGCAAAACCTATAGTGGGGTTTGCGCTCTCAACATTTAACGCTCCCGTTTTGTTTGCTCCTAATCCTAACATGGAGCAAAGATAGTTAAATCACTTTATAATAAACTCCCTTGCTGTCTCGGTACGCTCTCTTGAGTTGTTTTCTGTTTTTCCCGCCTTCTTTAAATGATACGTGTACCCAGGCAGGGTTCTCGTCATCCCCGAACTCCCAGATCATCTGATCCCACTCTAGGTTCTTCTTTATGAAATCGAATATCTCTGAGTTAGTCACCTTCCCATACATGTCGGCGTCTATATCAATGGCCTCCCCAATCATATGCTGAGAGTATTTACTCCCCCCTATCGCCTTGTTTAGTTCTTTTGATCTAAATCCAGAGGTAACCCCGATGGGTACACCGAAGTGATCGCGCACTGGCTGAAAGATATGGTCCGCTACGGCCTGTAAGTTGTGTACGGTCCACTTATCTGGGGTGTTGTCAATCCCTTTTCTTGTCGCGGTGTTTGACTTCACCACTTCTTTTAGCGTTAGATTTTTGCTTAACCTCATTGAATTTATTTTTCTCTGCAATATACGCAGGGTTAATTCGCTTAAGCCTAGGGTTGAAGTAGTTTTTACTACCCACTACCTGTTAGAATAAACCCTATAGAAGGTTTTCTTGGTCTTTGGGTCCGTAATAGCAACTAACTTATGCTTGGCTCTTCCAGTGGTTGGCCCTAGCCTATCTGTCATATTATGAGATTTTGCCCTGGCTAATGCCATAGCTTCTTTAGCCGTTTTAGCTTCAGTCGTCCACCCAGAATAACTATCAAGCTTTTTTTTGGGGTCTGTTACTTTTCTCATTGTCGCTTATATGGTCGCATTCTTCCGTTTGGAGACTGTCCCATTCCTTTGTAGTCGCTAAGCTTTTCCATAAGGTCTTCCATTCTTGATGCTCCCTGGCCGCCCTGAGCTTCCATAGCAACTTTCCTGCTGTCGTCCCTCATCATTTCGCTCTCCATCTCCCCAGTGTCTAGTGAATAGGTTCCGTCTCCCAATGGGAAGATCCTATAATCCATGTCTTCAATCAATCCTTCTCTGTTAGGATTACCATAGCTCTCCCAGTCTCCGAACACAGGTACAACCTTTCCGTCAGGTAGCTCCATTGAAACGTACTGTTGACCAGAATCAGGGATTGTCTTAATAGACCCTACGGCGTATTGTCCTGCGATCTTAATGCTGTATCCATCGCCTTTTACTTCGCCGCCTTGTTCGAACTTACCAGACTTAACTCCTCTACCTTTAAGAATGTCAGCCATAGTGACCTTTCCGTCACCAGTTAGATCTGGAAACTTACCACCCGCTTTGTACTTGTTTCCGTACTGGCTTTTCTTGTAATCAGAAAGCTTTTCTAGCAGGTCCTCCATTCGTGAAGCTCCCTGCCCTCCTTTAGCAGACTTAGCTAAGCCTAGTTCTTTTTTGTTAGTCGGTCTCATAAAGCAAATATACTACTTTTTAGGTTTGATATATTTCTTGATCCCTTCTCGAGAATGAAGACAGTTTTTGCGCCTTTACAACTTGATTAGTTTGAGTGACGCTCCGTAGCTACTGTTTTATTACTTACATAAGTAATCCTAAAGACAGCCTCGTAGGTTTAAAACATCATATGAAGCTTATCGCTGTGAAGCTTTGGCGAAGTTACAACTTTTTTCTTACAAAGTCAAGTCAGCAACATGCTTTAACGAAACCCTATAAGTCATTAAGTGACAGCCTTTTAAACAGTATATAGTGGTAGCGCGTTGATAACTCAGTTGATAAGCCGCCTTTAAAAAGGGCTCTGTAATACAGATCTTGGGGATTCTTTTATACGTATGAACGTTGTGTCCTCGAACCCGAAACGAATCTCGTAAACCCCGTAGGCATAATGCAAGGGGGTTTTAGCCAGAACTTTTAGCCTTTAGGCTAACCAAGTCAGTAGCTAACTTCTACGAAGTTAAGAGTTGATTGTAGTTAACTAACTACTAATCAAAGGAATAAGACCGATTGGCTAGAAACAGCTTGAAGCTAAACTACTACGTAGTTCAAGAGAGACCGCTGTCAATCCTCCCCCTAACCTCTTAGGTTAGATAACAACCTTCAATACTGAAGGTTAACTATCTCTTCAAGAAGAGATGCTCAAGAGGCTGAAACTGAGGGCTTTCCTCCAACGCATTGAATCCCTTAAGGGATCGTCATTGGTAGTCAACGTAGGAGTATTAGCTAGCTAATACCGTTGTTGAATGGAGTAGAGATAGAGTATATGAAGAAGGAGTCTTATGACTTCTTCATTTACTCTTTATCTCTTAAGTTGGTTTTGGAAGTCGACCAGCTTGAGGAAACTCAAATCTCTCAACAATGTCAAAGACATTCGAACAAAAGCAGGTCTTGGTAAAGACCTTGAAAAAAGCTGTTAACAGCTTTGTTTATTCTCCTTCTGAGGAGAAGAAGTCTAACCTTAGTGAAGCTATGGCTTCTCTAAGTTCTTTCATCGATTCCATCGATGTTCCAACTCCAGAGCCTCCTAAGAAGGAGGCTAAGAAGAAGCCTTCTAAGGCTTCTAAGTCGAAGTCTTCTAAGACTTCTAAGTCGAAGTCCTCTAAGAAGTCCTTGACTTCTAAGGAGTCAGACCGAAAGTCGGAAATCGAAGCCCTTCTATCTTCTGGTAAGAAGATGAAGAGAGCAGAACGTTCCGTTCTGAACAAGGAGTTGTTTGCTCTGCAAACAGCAGAGAGACGCTCTTCGAAGAAGAGCAAGTCAAAGGCTGTCCGTCGTCCTAAGAGGACGTCAGAAGCTGGTCTTGAGTTAACTCAAGCTAAGACCTCAACTGCCAACAAGGTTGGCAAGGTCAAGAAGACCAAAGTCGTCAACGCCGCCGACGGTGGCGAGGCACAGCCGTTCGAACCTCGTAAAGAGGTTCCAGTAGTCGAACCAAAGGTTCGTAAGAAGCAGCAAATGCTTACCCTCTTAGAGGGTGAGACTCCTCAGGAAGCGATGGCTCGACTCCGCTCTGCTCAGATAGAGGCGGAGCGCCTTGAAGCTGAAGCTTTGATTGCTGACACTGCTCCATTCTGATAACGTAGTTATCATTTCATTAGTTATAAAACCCTTTAAATCATAGATTTATGTCAATTTACTCTTTTATCTTCCCCCTTGGGGAATCAGAATTCCGCACCAAGATGTGCTTTCCTAGCTTGTAGACGCTCAGAGTTGGGCGGCTGGGCAACTCCTCAAAGATGGGAGTGAATGGTGTCTCCTCAAGGAAGTTCCTTCGAGCGACTACGTGTTCGACCCCGTGGAGGAAGCGCACCATGCTGTCCGCTGGACTACGGATATGCCTCATTACGATACTCTCTTCATTGACTAATTACCCTAAAGGGTAGAAAAATAAATTTGGAAAGATGGAAAGTATGTTCTATCTTTGCAGTCGGCAATTCAGCCAAACTCAAAATCTCAATCCTATGCTCAACAGCACAGATACACAGCGCAAAAAAGCGCAAATGGCTTCGGCTCTCTTCAATGATGTTCAACTCCTTGGCTCTGCATTCACTTGCACTGCAAGCTTCGATGCACTCTCCTGCGATGAGCAGATGCGCCTTGAAGACCTCGTAAACTCCTCCTCCAAATGAGAGCGTTACTACTGATGGGTGCTCTTGCGATAGCGTCCTTGTGTTCGGCTCAATTTGAGGACGATTCCTCCCCTGAAGGGGAAAAGCAAACAATCACTCAAGCGGATGATGACGATGAGTCCGCAGGTTAGGAACTCTGATGAGCCTTAAGTAGGCGAAACACTACGTTGTAGTGTCAGTTTCAATTTATTTATTTCTTTATTATGAAAAACTTCTTTTTCATCCTTGCCATCTCAATGGCGTCTGCAACCTTTGGTCAAACCTTCCAAGCAAAAACCATCGGTGGCAATGGTGTAGGCTTCGACACGTCAAGCGGGATCGACGCAGACGAGAACCTTGTGGTTCAAGGAGAACCATTCGAGGTATTCAAGACTACCTCTGGTAGTAAGTACATCAAAGCTATCTCACCTCGAACAGGGGACGAGTATGCGGTGTGGGTAGGCACAGAAACTGAATTCAGTTTCGAAGGGCAGACTGTTTACGAAAGTCGCAATGGCTCGTACTGCATTTACCTGCTTGGGGGAAACAACTTCCCTTACTCTAAATGGCTCGATGTAGTCGAGTAACTTATCACTATCAGCGGCTACCTACCTAAGTACCCATCGCGAGGGGAACAGGGATGGAGGTCAGTGTCGCAGGGTTCGAGTCCCTGAGCCGCTCTAATTTTTTTAATCTATTCAATATGAATACAATGTTCTCAACACACGCTGTTCGCCTTGCTTATGGCAGAACCCTCATGGATGGTGGCTCATCCCTAATCACATCAGACGGATACGACTTTGAAGTACCTTATAGGGGCTTCATGGTAGGCGGTCTGTCAGGAGAAACCAAAATCCCTTTGGATATCTGCGATGCCAACACGTTCCACACCATCTGGCTCAAGTATGCGACCGAGGTGCGCAAGCTACTCAAGGAATCCAAACTTAGCGGAGTCTCATATGCCGTAGGCACTTGGATTGACAAGGAATGTATCGTCTTCGACGTATCGGAAAAGGTTACTCACTCTCGTTCTGCCTATGCATTATGCAAGGAGCGCAACGAAGATGCCTACTACGATGTAGAGGCAAGCAAAAGTGTTTTCATAGAAAAAGATAATGACAATGCAGAAGCCTGAAGAAAAGAAGTTCTATATGCTATGCTCATACAAGGAAGCAGGCAGACCTGTAGGAAATGACGAGTTACGTGATGCCTTTGATGAGGCGGTTTACGAAGCGGCTTACTTTGAACCTGAGGTGGGCGATGATGGAGAGGTTGACCAACTCGGATACCTCGAAGACTTGGATGACGCTGAAACCAGCGTGGCTGAGTCCATGCTCGACAGGATGAGTCCTAAAATCAAATCAATTTTATTATCTCATGAAGAAGCCTGAATACAAGCACGACATGACAGACGCTGAATACTCTGTATTCCTAGAAGCTGTCCTCAATCGCTTCACTGCGCAAATGAGGGGCGAGATACCCGTCGATCCCGTAGAGGAGCGACCTAAACCAAACAAATTTTTGAATCCATTTTTAATGATGTCGCAATGAGTATATGGGATACGATGTATAAGACCTACGGGGATGAAATGAACATGACAAAAGAGCAGTTCTACGAGATGACTATCGACGAGTTAGAGCAAATCTTGTATGCAGATGAGGAGTGGGTCGAGGGTGTTGGATGGGTGAATACGAAAACAGGTAAAAAAATAGAACAATGAAAACAAAGTTTATGAACAAGCGGATAATTCGCAAGGGTACACAGGTAGTGTATCGTGGGGGCTTCGGCTCTGACCCACAGAAAATTGCAGTAGTAACAGGCGTAGAGCGCACGGAATACCCTCGCGAGAAATACGGGGATGAGGTGGAGAGCGTGAACTTGGATGAGCATTACGTACTGACCCTGAACAACGGACACTGGTGTTACTCAGACCAAGTTGATGGAGTGGTTGTAATCCCTTCAGAATCAGCGGCTTAGAAAATAAATTTGGATTAATGGATTCTGTCCCTTATCTTTGTATCGACAACAACGTCAAAATCAAAATCTCAATTACATGAAATGTACACACAACACATTGACCCACTTGCTAGGTGCATGGGACAGACTAGAAGTAGTCGGAATCAACCCCGACAATCACAAGTCCATACTCACAAGCACCTTACTACCTCACCGCAATGAGTTCGGAAAGAGGCAAGTCAAGATAGCTATCGAGTATCGAATCGAAGATGGCTTTGCAAGAGCCGCTCCATATATATATGCCTTCCTCGTCATGTACGATCAAAACGGACACCGCAGAAGCGTCATCAAGAATGGCTCATGGGGTTGTCATGGTGAGGATATGATGGAGTTCAAGTTGTGGTTTTCAAAAAAGATGCGGGCTGCTCATGATATGCAAGAGGAGCGCATCGAGAATGCACAGGACAGCATCACTGACTTCCTGTCATAACGAATCCCAATGAGTGTGAGTTAGGCGAAACCAACCACTGCAAACGTAGGCTATATGGCGTGTCTACGGCTCATTACATACAAGCAACTACATCAATCACCTTGCTGAGATGTAGCCAAGTTTACAAGTAGGGTTGCCCGATACCTTGTGGGTACAACGAATCAAGGTAGGTGGGGGTGTGCAGGTTGAGATGTACACCCTCCCCGCAACATAGCGATAATGACCCTGCATGAATACAGGGGATGGCATCGGCAACGATTCGCTTCGAAGGTCTTGGTGGGCTTAGCTTACCTTTAAAATTCAGAGACAGCCTTCGATAACCTCGGCAGAGGGGCGGACACGGTTGAAGGTGGGTTCAATCCCCACTATCGCTACAATGGTACTGACCACTAAATCAGGTAGGTCAGCTAAGTTATACCTGAACCACTGAGCGCGAAAGCGTGGATAGAAGGGATAAACAAAGCCAATCTTATTAATTCAAAATCTCAAACACATAACACAATGATGACATACCCCATATTCCTGATTTCTCAGCTAATCGAAGCGGCTACTACGCTGTTCGATGACCTCTCATACGACGAGATATGGGACGCCTCCTTCATACACCACGCTGTATTCGAGCAATCAGAATGGTGCAAGGGAGAGCAGACAGAGTACATGGAGATTGAAGAGTATCTCCAAAACGAATTAAAAACAGAATTACGATGATGACAGATAAACAAGCCCTAGCCTTCATGCAGAAGGTAGATGCAAACGCCCCATTCTGGGTGGAGTTGCACGACGAAGACCGACCGACGATGAACATCAACGGAAGAGACGTACCACGATGCCTATACAATCTCATGCTCACCAAGCGCGACATCAGGTTGTATGCAGACCATGACATGAAGCCCAACCGACACTGGAAGATAGGTGACGTGAAGAAGTACTTCGGACTCAAGGGCGGCAAGGGTAAAATCAAGGACGCCATCTTCACAATCCACGACGAGTTTATTGGACGAATAGAAAACCAAGACAATGAATAAAGAAGTATACATACACAAAGATGACATTGCATCATGGGTAGAGCATGAGGCAAATGAATACACAAGCAAATGGTATAACAAATTATCCAAAGAAGAATTTTTAGATGGAATTGGAAACACTATTTACAGTAAGCTAAATCAATTAATAGAAAACCAAGACAATGATTAATTTAAAAATGACTGAGCAAACCTTCACTGCCGTGGCTGATTGGGCAGAGCGCATCCAAATGATGACGCAAGACAACAATCTTATCAATGCACAGGATATCGTACATGATGTGTTCGGTATGCTACGAGACGACGAACACTTTTTACCACGACTATGACAAAGAAAGAATTGATTGACTTCATGTCAGACTACCCCGATGATGCACTCGTAGTAATCGAGGTGCATGACACCACGCTCCACGAAGACCTATATGACTTTACATTCGACGGAGTATCATGGAAACGCTTTGACTTCAAAGCTAATACAGAACAAGAAATGCATGAACTGCGCTTATGCGCTATAAACCACAGCGAGAAATGACAAACTTTGAACAACACATCGGGCATGAATTGCCTCAGGCGATACTCGATCACATCGACGCACACTCAACGGAGGAACTCATGCGACAAGCGGAGAAGCTTAAGTTTGATTCAATCTGTCCCGTGGTCATGGAGAATGACTCACCTGAACTGCGAAAGGAATTAAAAGAAGCAAGCGAACTACTATTCAAATACATTGATTTTCAGTTAGTTACAGATGAAATTTGGAATTCTGAAAACTAAGTCTTATCTTTGTAGCGGCAATGTTGCCAAATCAAAATCTCAATCTAATGAAATTATATGCATCCCTACATGGAGTATGTGGACTAGCCGAGGGCTACTCCGATACCACGGTTCAGTTCTTTAAGACACTTGAACAAGCCAAGGAACACAAGGCTAGGCTTCTTGCCCTCCTGATGAAGGAAGAACACGAAGAGATAATCACCCATACAGACGGCACACAGGACATCATCGTAATGAATGACCTAGAGAGTGAACATGAGATACTCAAGATAATTGAGGTCAACCCACTATGGGATACAGAGCCAAAATCAAGGTACACACGAGAGTGGTTGATGTGGAATCAGATGGACTGCGAGGTAATGTACGATGGTGAGTACCTACCCACAGACATGGGGTGTATCAAGGAAGCTACCGATGCCCTGCATGGAACTACTGAGTCGATGCCGATGGATGAGTGGGCTGACTTTGTTGGTGGTATCTACTACCGAGGTGAAGCCATGCTTGATGCAGACGATGTGTGCATCCACTTCTTTCGAATCCCTAAATCAGACACACTATGAACGAGGAAATATCAGAACGAATGTATGCGCTAGAAAGTATGTGCAACATCCTAAACAAGTGCGGGTTTCAAGTCGACGGCTCATCCCAAGACACTGAGTACGTGTTATGGGCAGAAAAGCTTATCAATGAAGTAGTAGAACAATATAATACAAACAAACGATGAACGAGGAATACAACTGCGAGTTTTGCGATAAGCAAATGACTGAGGAAGAGCACGACTTCTGCGATATATGTGGCGATTGCCGCGAAGAAAATGACGAAGAAATAGAAGACGATATCGTTCTTCTCGTAAGTAAAGTACTATGAACAAGAAATACCACATGAAAAAAGAAATCATTAACCGCCTCGAATACGTAGAGGAAACATATGCAGGTGAACTAGAGACGTGGCTTGACCCCGTTACCGATACATACTACCACGTACCTATCGAGATCACTCGACGTTGGGATGAAACAGAAGCACTTGAAAGCGATAAACAAAACACAATGACACACGAACGCAAAGAAGAACACATACGAAACATAGCTTTCTGTATCCGTGATGGAGCATCAGGATATGTAACTGACAACTTCAGGATTGAAGACTTACCTACCCCACAGAGGACAGGCACTATGACACAGCAGGACACGTACTCCAAGCACAAGGCACGACAAATCTTCGAGGCTTTCCTCGAACAAAACACCGAAACAAATGACTGACATAAACGAAGACGGCATCTACACTGGCACTGAAGTACAGTGGGGTGTGGAGGATATAACACGAATCCTTTTTGAGCGAGGTAAATATGCGTCAAGCAGGGAAGACCTTGAGCGAATACTGAAGGCATCCTTTCAGGACAACGAGATGGTAATGAATGCAATCCACGAATCTATCGTAATAACAATTGACTACATGCTCGACGAGGGCGAACTTAAACTAAACGACAATGAGTAACTACGCAGTATACCGCGTCTTCCGTGACTGGGAGAAGCGACCAGAAGTCCTAATGGATGGACTCACACGAGAGCAAGCACAGACTATCGTTAAGAACACACCGTCTGACGACAGAAGCATGGTGGTCTTCGATGAAGAACCAAAAGATAAACAATGGGGCAGACGCTAGTGTGTGTCCGATCAAGTGTACACGTCAACCCAACACAGGACTTCAATGAGTGGGCGGAGTACACATTCAATCAAGTAAACGAAAACTATAAATCAAAAATCTCATGTACAAAGTTAGATTCCACCTCGGACGAGGCGAACATTTCATGCACTGGCAAATCAAATCCAAGCTAAATACAGGCGATGGTACTGGTGCTAAAGAAGTGGTGAGCTACGTAGACCCACAAGACAATCAGCTAGCTATGCTAGGCTGTAAGCTAAGCGTACAACCAACAGCGGCTAAGAAGATTCACGACGGTGCTAACAAGACTGTGTGTGCATGGATAGAGTGCGAGGCTGTCCAAGTATTGGAGGTCAATCGGCTCAAGCCAAACCAACAAGACTACCGAATCAAGTTCAACCCGCGTCAAAGTCCTAACTGGACTGACGGATACAACAACATCGTTAGCGGTAACGAATACGAAATACTATTTACAAATGACAGGACTCTATGGGTGGTTGGTGACGCTTATGAGTGTGGAACTTCCGACTTGGTTTAATAACAAGTTTGGATGGTTCTTTAAAAACGGAAACAAATGAGCGAGCCAAGGATATCAATATATACAAATCAGTCAGCTGAACACACGAAGAACGATGGGCGTAAGCTGTTCATGGAATTCATGGAGGTGATGAGATCCCCCGAAGCTGACTACTACGACGGAACACTAGACATTAAACTTAAAAAGCTATACGAAGATGGGATGGAATACGGATTCTGAAATTACACAACAGCTCTGGAGCTATGAGCGAGACGGCAAGACATACTACACCCCGTCTGGTTCATACGCTGAGAAGACAGGCATCAACATACAGCAGGTATTAAATATTACATATGACTAACCAACAAGCAATTCAAATCGTATTGGAAAACAAAGACCCGTCTAATGCAGAACGTCTAGCAGCTATGTATGCTTGCGACGATATACTTGAGGCAGACATTGACGTATGGCTAAGCAAAGATGTATCAGAGTATCTACCTCAGTTCCCTGATATCGCGGATAGTTTAGTCGAAGACTTACTCAAAGAAGACAGCATATCCGTGGAGCGCGTAGCTAAAAGCCTCACAGAGGTGTCAAGGTCTATGTATCACTACGTTAAATTTTACGAAACACTCAGCAGTTACGACATAGCATTGTCAGAACGCTGACAAGGGGAGAGACGGATGGTGTGCAGGGAGATCCTGTAACGCGCCGTGTGCTGGAGACAGCACAACATTGAGAGCGTTGAGAAACAAAGTCTCTCCTTTCCTTGCATTAATAACAATTAAACTTTAAATTTGAACCAGCAAATCCAATGAATGATGACATCAAAAGGCTACAAGAGGAGTACTATGCTACCCTCGACCTCACCCCCAACACATCTAGAAAGGCACCACAAGTTCAGGCACGAGCCGCACTGATGGTTGCTATGGCTCAGCACATGACCAAGACGGAAGCAGGCAAAAGCTTTGACAGAGACCACAGCACAGTAGTACACCACTCTCGTCATCACGAAGCCAACTTGTTCTCATGGGATGGGTATGAAGACAAGTACCTGCTAGCTGTAAGGCTATGCAATGTACATCTCCGATATAACAGCATCGAAGAGAAGCTTACAACAATTAGAATCCAAATCAAAAGGCTAGAGGGTCTAGCTGAAAATCTAAAACAAGAACTCGTATGAGTAATTACAAATTCAAGACCACGAACATTCGTGGCAAGCAGTACGTTGAAGTCAACGAACGAATCAAGTTCTTCCGACAGGAGGAGCAGTACAAGAACTGGAGCCTTATCACAGAGTTTACTGTGCTAGACGAAGCTCAATGTGTATGCAAGGCGTCGATCGTAGATGCTGACAATCGCATCATATCAGTAGGTCATGCACATGAAGTGCAAGGCAGTAGCAACATCAACAAGACTAGCTACGTAGAGAACTGCGAGACATCAGCTATCGGTCGTGCATTGGCTATGCTCGGTATTGGTATTGACACATCAATCGCTTCGGCTAACGAGGTTTCTGATGCTATAGCTAAGCAAGACACAGCTGCGCCTGCCGCACCCACCAAGGCTGATAAGATGATCAAGAAAGTGCAGGAGAAGTTTGATACTGACCCGCCTGAAAACATCATGGACAAGGCTGTTGCTTACATCAAGTCGCAGACCGACAAGAAGAAAGCATATGAGTCTATCGTAGGTAAGTACGGAGGTAGCCTTACCGATAAGCAAATGTCTGGCTTACAGAAGTTTGTACGATGAACAAGTATCCAGTACAGAACCGCAAGCTAACTAACATAGCTACGTTCCATAGGTTTCGAACACAGTGTCTGAACTCTAACATGCCCAAGCGTTGGGTAGACAATGACACCGAAGTGCCTATGTGTACTGGGCTTTACTTCATCAAGCATAAGGACTTTCTCGGTGATGTGGACATTGCAGAGTATCACATTAACAGCAAGGGTAAAACCTTCTGGTGTACTGCTGGCAAGCCCACTCACTGGGCTGAGATAGAAACCTATGAGTACATGCTTGAAGACGGCACACCATTATACGAAGACCAATGAATATATCAGATAAATTAATGGAGCGGTACGGCAAGTCTCACTTGTCGTACTCGTCTCTCAAGCAAGCCCTAGGCGATATGGCTCAGTTCGATCGCTACATGAAGGGAGAAGTCAAATACAAATCAGACGCACTAGAGTTCGGTACTATGTACGATATGCTGCTGTTCGAACGAGACAAAGCATTCGAGAAGTACACGGTCATGTCCCCATCTGCTATCGTAACAACGTTATCAGAGAAAGCTCAAGCCTCCAAGAAACCTACACTTACTGCTGAATACAAGGCTAAGCTTAAGGAAATCAAAGAGGAAGCAGCTGAGGATGGAAAGTCAATCGTATCACACGATGAGTGGAAGATGGCTAACGACATGATCGACAGACTAGCTACATGTGGTTTGCTTGACTCTCACCTCAAGGGTGATTATCAGGTAGGATTCCTCGAAGAACTACATGGCGTACAAGTGAAGGGATTTCTCGACTGCTTAGGCGATGGATTCATTAGCGATAGTAAGTCAGCACGTAGCTCAGAGAAGTTTCGGTATGCTATCAAGGACTTCTCATATGACATCCAAGCTTACATCTACACAGAGGTGTTTGGTATAAAAGATTTCTATTGGGTTGTACAAGAGAAGACTTACCCGTACCTTCCTGCCCTCGTTAAATGCTCTGACTCCACCCTGTTTACAGGAGAGATGAAGTTCCATGATGCACTCAAGCGTATCACAAGCTTTCTGGAGCAAGACTATAACCCCCAAACAGACTACCTAAACTATGAAGTATAAGTCAACAATTAACCGATTGATAAACGGCTGCTTAGCCTTAGGAGTTTATTCTTTATTTTTAATAACCTTTATTTTAATAATTCATTAACATGAGTGAACAAACAAAGAAGTACGAGAGCGTACTAGTAGGTTGGGCAGATGAGCCTAGCTACAATGACAATGGCGAGTTAATGGGATGGTCTTTCCGTCTCAAGGATAACGAGCTTAAGGATGCCATCGATCAGTACACCACCAAGCGTGATGCACAGGGTCAGGGCGGCAACGTTAGATTTCGACTATTCATGTCGAAGAATGGCAAACCATGCCTGAGTGTGTGGGATCCTAATAGTGAAGCTGCGCAAGAGCGTCGCACAACAACTAAATCCGAAGGGTCTTCTGACCTTCCGTTCTAACAGGTTGTTTTATCAGGGAACGGGGTGGGGCGAAAGCTCTGCCCCTTTTCTTCCCTATAACATTATGGGACGACCTATATACTCCATGACCGCCAAGGTCATCACGATAAAGAACAAGCGACCACAAACCAGAAGTGTGTGGATCGTAAGCCAGTATGACAACCCAGAGGACATCATGAAGAAGGATGGAAAAACAATGTCAAGACTTGAGCGTGAATTGTTTACCGCGAAGGCTAAGAACAAGACAATTGTGATTGATTCCATAACTTCGATAAAACAAGTTGGAACAACATCAATACCACATGAAACATAGCGACAAACAAGTAGGCGGTAAGCACTACAAGGAAATGAAGATTCAGCCCACTGACTTCATAGCAGCAAATGACATACCCTTCATAGAGGGGAATGTGATTAAATACGTATGCCGACACGAATTCAAGAACGGCAAGGAGGATGTCCTCAAGGCTATCCACTATTTAAATCTACTACTCGAATACAAATACTCGGATGAACGTAACGATATACAAAGACCTGTACAAAAAGTCAAAGGCGGATGCCCATGTGATTCCGATTGTGACTGCCCTCAAAAGAATACAGGAGGGGACTTCTGCGCCAACGATTGAAGCTGTTCGTGGTGGAGAAAAGGATTTCAAAAAAAGCCTACCCGTTGTACTATTCAGCGGTGAGTTTGGCGACAGAAAAGACCAATCAATTGAAAAACATAGCGGATACATTGTTCTTGACTTCGATCATATTGATGTTACAGCATCCAAAGCGCTTCTCAGTACGGACCCGTATGTGTACAGCTGTTGGGTTTCTCCTTCGGGTGATGGGCTTAAGGCGTTAGTCAAGATAACTCACCCTGAGCGGCACCGCGATCACTTCCGAGCGTTACGTACATACTTCGGCAAGCAGTATGACCTAGAGGTAGACGAGTCAGGCATCAATGAGTCTCGCGCATGCTTCGAGTCATACGACCCAGAAATCATCATCAAGGATGAATCATCTACCTTCGGTGCGTTCGCTACAGAGAAGAGTGAATCACAGGTAGCTGTCTCACAATCAGGTGTTTACACGGATTACTTAAAGTTAAATCTAGCTGCACGTATGATACGTCAGTGCGATGACGGGGAGAAACATGCTACCCTGCTTCGTGCTGCTAGGCTGTGTGGTGGCTATGTAGCCGCTGGACGTATGGAAGAGGACGAGGTAGTCCGTGTACTTACTCGTGAGATACTCAAGCGTGATGTAGATGACGAGAAGCATACCGTAAACACCATACGAGACGCCATCGAAAAGGGTAAGCAAGACCCTATCCGAGATACCATCGACGACGAGAAGAAGGCTCAGCGTGAGATGCTCGTTAATGACGGGGACATGTCGTTCATATCATCGGACGATGAGGACTTCAGGTGGATTGATGATTACGCTAATGGACGCATACCTGTAGGCTTGGACACGGGTGACAAGGATCTCGATCAGTACTTCAGGTACAAGCGAGAGTTCACTATCATAAATGGGCATAGTAATGTAGGTAAGACTACAATGGCTCTGTACCTCATGGTCAACGCTACCGTGCGGCATGGGTGGAAGTGGGTTGTATACTCATCAGAGAACCGAACAGCTTCATTGAAGATGACCCTTATACAATTCGCCCTAAACAAACCCATCTCCTCTATGAACTACATGGAGCGCAAGAAGGCATACGAATGGGTAGGCAAGTACTTTACTGTAATCAGTAACAAACAGGTATACAGTTACTCAGATATCATCGTGTTCCTTGAGAAGGTAATGAAGCAGCAAGAGGTTGACGCTGTGTTTGTAGACCCATACAACAGCCTCAAGCTTGACATGGGTAAGTCGGGTATCGGTGTACACGAGTATCACTACGAGGCAGCCTCTGAGTTCCTTACATTCTCTACAGCAAACAACATCGCAGTGTGGTTGAACATGCATGCTGTTACTGCTTCACAGCGGATTAAGGGTGAGGACGGCCTACCTGTAGCTCCATACGCTGAGGACACTGAGGGTGGAGGTAAGTTCGTTAATCGAGCTGACTCGTTCTTGACTATACACAGAAAGGTGCAACACCCAACACCATCTGAGCGTAAGATTACAGAGTTTCATGTACGTAAGGTGCGTGACGTAGAGACAGGCGGAGAGCCTACCCCGCTTGAAGAACCATTTAGATTTGAAATGAACACGTCTAGAACTGGTTTCCGTGCTTTCAAGACTCAGAGAATGATGTTTGAGTCTGTTGATTTGGAGGGGGGCAAGCAAGAACCTTTTGTTTTTCCCATGAACTCTTCGTTTTTAGACACTTAGGCTGTATCTTAGCCTGAGTGAAACGACAGAAAAGCGGGACCCCTAAGCGCAAATCAGCAAAAAAGCGCAATTTAGGTAAGTATAAAAGCGGACTAGAGAAGACCTGTGCAGACTTATTGTCTGAGCATAAGATCAACTTCACCTATGAAACTCACGAGTACATGCTCGTAGAGAAGTTTAGGTATCCAGGAACTTACTTGAAGATGACTACCAAGCGGAAAGACTTGTCGGATCGTAGCGGTGCGATAGTCCTTCCCATTAAATACACTCCAGACTTCGTAGGACCAAACGGAGAATGGATTATTGAAACCAAAGGGTACACTCCTTCGCATCATGACTTCCCGATGCGTTGGAAGCTGTTCCTTAAGCACTTGATAGACTCAGGAGAACCAGTCCCCGCTTTGTTCATCTGTAAAAACAAACACCAGATTGAGCAGGCTATAGTGAAACTTAAAGAACTAGGATATGGCAAAAAACGAGTTAACAAAGGAACAGCTAGGAGCTAGCTACAGGATAGCCACCGTAAGGCTTCATGAACTCATTGATGAGTTTTTTGAAGAGCTATTCGATGAGAACGGAGATCCCCGTGAGGATTCTGGGAACGTAGCCAACATGGTTGCGGGTATTCGCGTAATGATGAATCAGGAGCTTGACCTTGTTAAGGAGGCTTCGTTTGAACACTCTGAAGCAAACCACGATGCAAAGTCAAAACAGGAAACGATATTCGTTCTCAACAGGAAGGGTAGCTGAAGTACGCTTTGAACGTGCGGCAAGAGACCTAGGACTTCAAGTTGTAAAGTCAGGTAGAAAAGACGATGTGCATATGCATGTTGATTTCTGGATGCAACACGAAGAGGTAGAAGGAAGGTGGGGAGTAGATGTAAAAGGCAATAACCTACCAGATGAGATTTGGTGTGAGTTTAAAAACGTAGCTGGAAACCCAGGATGGATGTATGGGGGTGCCAAAATTATAGCATTCGACATGCCAGAAGAGGGTGGATTCAGTATCGTTGATCGCGAAGACCTAGTGTCTTACTGCGAGGAGAATGTGGAAGATGTATTTGTGTCGCACAAGCGAGATTCATACAAGAAAAAGTACACTCGAAAAGATCGAGAGGATGTCATAACAACTCTTAACTTGTTGGACCTCAAGTCTTTAGAGACGTACAGGGTGTGGAAGTATTTTAAGGACTATTGACTATCTTAGTAGTCCGTTTTTAATTTTTAAATTTTTTTAATATGTATGATCCTTCACTTGTCCCTTGGGGCGAGGTAGGGTATGCTGTCTATAAGCGTACCTATTCCAGACAAACTGCCGATGGCAAAACAGAAGAGTGGGAGGACACCGTTGATCGAGTGATTGATGCGTGTCGTGACCAACTCAACGTAGGCTTTACCCAATTCGAAGAGGGTGAGCTGAAGAAGATAATGATGGAGCTGAAAGGCACTGTGGCAGGGCGATTTCTCTGGCAGCTAGGTACTAAAACAGTTGACCGATTGGGGTTACCGTCTCTACAGAACTGCGCTTTCGTAGTGGTAGATGATCCTATTCGTCCATTTACATGGGCGTTTGAAATGCTTATGCTTGGCTCAGGTGTAGGTTTTAATATCCAGCGAGAGAACGTGTACCAGCTACCAAAGGTTAAGAACCGAGTTAAGGTAGAGCGTATAGACGAGAACGACGCAGACTTTATTGTTCCTGACAGCCGTGAGGGGTGGGTAGAGCTTTTACAGCGCGTCCTGGAGGCTTCATTTGTTACAGGTGAGGACTTTACATATGCTACACATCTTATTCGGTCTAAGGGCTCTGCCATTAAAGGATTCGGAGGAACAGCTTCAGGGCCTGAGGATCTGGTCTGGGGTATGCAAGAGATCAATGAAATCTTAAACAAGAAATCAGGTCAGCGGCTCAGCCCTGTTGACTGCCTCGATGTAATGAACATCATCGGTAGAATTGTTGTAGCTGGTAACGTTCGTAGATCTGCGCAGATTGCTATCGGAGACTGCGATGATGTAGAGTACTTGCAAGCAAAGCGATGGGACCTAGGAGGTATTCCTAACTGGAGAGCGATGAGCAACAACTCTGTCGTTTGTGATGACATCTCAAAGCTACCCGCTGAGTTCTGGGAAGGATACAACGGTAACGGAGAACCATACGGACTCATCAATCTAGAGGCTTCACGCCGCATGGGACGCACTTTTGAAGTCGAGTACCCAGACCCAGACGTGCAGGGGTTTAATCCTTGTGCTGAGCAGTCGCTAGCTAACTTCGAGACTTGCTGCTTGGCTGAGATTTATCTACCAAACATCGAGCACTACGAAGAACTCAAGAAGGTTGCGCGTTATCTTTATAGAATTAACAAGCATAGCTTGGCCATCAAATGTGCTGTGAAGGAGACCGAGGATATCGTACACAAGAATATGCGTATGGGTATCGGAGTCACTGGATACTTGCAAGCTACTGAAGAGCAGCGATCTTGGTTGGCTGATTGCTATGACTACATCAGAGCATATGACAAAGAATACTCTCAACTGGCAGGATATCCAGCATCCATTAAACTTACAACAGTCAAGCCATCTGGAACGCTTAGTCTACTTGCTGGCGTTACACCAGGAGCGCATCCAGGATACAGCGAATATTATATTCGACGAATCAGAATGTCAGCTGATAGCAGTCTGGCACATGCCGCCAGGGAGCACGGGTACCCTGTGGAGTTCGTGCTAAACTTTGATGGCACAGAAGACAAGTCTACTATCGTTGTAAGCTTTCCATGTAAGTTCCCTAAAGGAACCATGTTTGCTAACGACATGACAGCCTTGGATCAGTTGGAAGTTATTAAACGCTTACAAGCTGAGTGGTCTGATAATGCTGTATCTGTTACTATTTACTATCGTAAGGAAGAGCTGGACGGCATCAAGGAGTGGCTCGACAAGAACTTCAAGAACGTAAAGTCTGTATCTTTCTTGCTTCATAATGAGCATGGATTCAAGCAGGCTCCTCTTGAGGAGATTGATGAGGGAACATACTTGGAGATGCAAGATGAAGCGTCCTCCCTATAAAAAGGATCAAGTTCGGCACCGTAACATATTGTACCCCACTGACCTAGCAGTATCTGAGAAGTCAATTACATTGAAGTATCCGTTACCGTTTAGGTCTCCAGGTGTCCACGTACCTGGATTGTCCCAGTTAGACTAGCATAAGCATCAAGTCAATCATACCTACAACGTGGTCTCCGTTTATGTCTCCTAGACAGTACGCTTCTTGATCAGTGATGCCTGGACGAGAGATAGGTAGTATGTAGTGGATGCGCTCAATCTGACCAGGGGTAAAGTTAGTTCTACATGAATCCACATAGTAATCCATGTGATTGTTTGGCTTCGTAGTCCATACAGAGCTGGAGGACATATAGGGTTCTCGCAGTTAAAGTTCACCTTAGTGGGAGGTGTATCGCAAACGTAGTCACCTGACTCATCGCAAGGACCTAAGTCTTCACCGCAGAAGTCTACGCCTTGAATACATGCCTGCAATCCAACGTAGTGACCCACTTCGTGTATTAGAGTTTTGTTTTGATCTCTGGTCGTCATACGAAAGCTGAGGACCGTAATTTCCGAACACGTCAGACCTAACCCACACCCCTCCAGCTCAGTGCTAGCTGTAAGATGTCCAGGCAAATCCCAGTATTCCGTTACAAAACTTAGGGAATATATGCACGTTCATGTATATCTCTCTATCCCACACCAGGTCCTCTACGTAGGCATCCATCCATATGAAACCCGCTCTGACTGTACGGCACACAAATGTTGTTTTGCTCTAAGATTACAGGAGCACCCCAGAACTCATCGAAGTCGTGGTACACAATCGAAACAAGATCGAAGCTTAACATGGCTTCATCGAACTCCTCGTTCAGATGCTCGTGAGCATCCATGATGATGTCCTCAGGTATGTAGCTATCTGGAAAGCTGTCGGTGTAGTATATGTGGTATACGTAGTCGATCTCCTCCCACTGCATCGGCTCTGGGACATACCCCATCATTCTGGGTTGAACATTGTTCGTTGCCGAATACAGCGCAAGAGTCCTGTCCTACAATCACGTACTGTGAGAGCAGGCATAGCATAAGAGCTAGGTGTTTCATCGTTTAGTTTTTTCGATAGTTCTTCCTGCAAAGTACGCCCCAAAAACCGTAAGCATAAGTATCTCTAAAAGAGACACGTAGCTCTCCTTAGGCATGAAGCTTTCGTCAAGCCCATCCCATATCATCATCACCATAAAGAACAGCATAAGAACAATCATAGTTGCTGGTCGAATGATCTTAGCAATCTTTACATCACTAGACATGTCAGCCTCCCAGCGTCTAGATACGTTGTTCTGAAACTCAACCTCAGCATCTAAAGCTGCTTTAGATTCGGCTGGATCTAAACCCTCCTCTTTGTCCAATAGGTTCTTTACAATACCAAGACCCCCCTTGTCTGGCAGAAGGTCCCCTACGAGGCTTAGAATGCCTGGAGCTTTGGCCTTTAGCCAACCCCCTAGCTTGGTGTCTTTAATTTTGTCCATTTTGCTCTAAATATCTTGACTCCATTAAGTCCAGTATGTACTTGCTGTGTTCCATAAAGCTACCGTCAGGATTGTATGAAAGTAAAGATTTATACCTACCGTTGATATCATCAAGAGACTCTATCTTCTCAACGTCTGTCATGGCTTGATACTCTTCTGTTTGAATAAAACTCTTAATTTCATTGTATCTCGGAACGTTACTCATCTCAAGAGCGTTGTTTACCTCCTCGGCTGTAAGCTTAATGTTAAAATCCTCTTCTGGGTTTTCTAAAAAACTGTAAGTAGCACCCAAAGCTTCGTAGGCTTTTTTAGCCTTACCTCTACGAACCGAAGGCTTACGTATTTTTCTATACACGGAAGAAGCATAATAAGGAGTCCCAACAGCCTTGGTTAACACTCCAGTCCTTAGGTATAGATTTAATATCTCTATAGAGGTGTCATCCTGAGAAGCTTCTCGCATTTTAGTTGCGTCAAACATATAGTAGGCAAACTGGTTTCCTCCCACAGGAGCTTGATCAATACGCTCTCCCTTCCAATTAACCTTTACTGGAAGGCCACCAGTGTTAAAGGTCCTTTCTCTTACGTGGTTTTTAATTCTGTCGGCTAGATCTACATCTCTCTTGTCTGGCATAAACTCCCTGGTTGATTGGTCAACCCCACTGAGTACGTTTGGAAGGAACATAGAGGAGAAGGCTTTAGATATTGTTTCTGCATATCTAAAGAAAGCCCTTTCAAAATCTTCAGGATCCTTAGTGCTTGAGATTACACTTGTGATTCCATTCAGTCCTTGAAGGAAGCTCTGATCCATCATGTACGCAATCACTGATACATTATCGAATCCGAACACTTTCTTTAGTGCGTTGTTGCCGCTAAAGGGTTGTTCAGCCATTTCTTTTGCAGCTTCTGGAGAAGTAGAGTGAGCGTAAGCACCCATTATAGTTCCGAAAACCCCAAGCGTCTGATAGGATCTAAACTCATCACCAGCCTGCGGAGCAGGATCACCACCCTCTAGCATTCTTCTTAACCCGTCAACGTTTATGCTGTTTGGCGGGAATGTATCGTACATGAGGTTTGTTTTTTCATCATCCTCCCAGTCTACACTTCCGCTTAGAAGACCCTGAGAGATGAGATGCAAAGCTGTCGTGCTTATCGCCTGTCCAACCATGACCTTACTCAGCGTTTTAGATGCCTCTGTGTAATCTTTGTTACCCATTTGAATACCCATCTTTCCAATTCCAACTACTGGAGAAGCATAAGTAAGAGTCTCTTCGGTAAAGTTTGCTATCGTAGAAACATAAGGAACGTTAAGCCTAATGAGATACTTAAAGAACCCTTCAGCGTCAAAGCCTTTAACGTTCTTAAATGCTTCACCCATTCCTTTTGAGATGTTATCAATGATCCACATACTCCCTCTCGCAAGGCCCATAGGTTCCTGGAAGGTTAGCTTTCTACCCTCGGTTGCCCCTTGCTCTGCGCTAGCTTTATCTGGAAACTTTAAGAACTGAGCAAGCGCATCACCCTCAAGGCCTTTTGCTTTTGCAAGGCTGTAAAGTTCCAGACCCTCAGCAAACCTTCTAAAAGGAACGTCACCCAAGCTTAAGAGCCTGAACATGGCTTCGGCAGGAATTCCAAAAGTACCCTGAACTAAAAGCTTAGCTCTTTGATTGACTTCATTCCTGAGAGTAACACCCTCTGGAAGGTCGCTTGACATAGCAGCCATCAATGATCTAATAGGCATGAACCCTCTGCTCATCCTCCACTCAGACATGTCTTCTTCCCTGCCCGTAATCACCTGCTCCATAGCCTCCACGGATCCAGCCCCAAACTTTCTTAAAGCGTACAAGTACCCAGCAAGAGACAACTTTCTCTTTTCTTTATGTAAGCCCATGAGCTCAAAAGCCTTGGAAGTAGGCATCGACATAATATCAATTACAGTCTTCGGTATTACGTTTGCTAGGTTGTAAACCACGTTCCTAGACTGAGACATCATAGTAAGCAAGTTACCCTGAACGAGTTGAGTGCCTATCTCGGACCAGGTTTTTTCCGTATACATATTAGCCAGAGTATCAAGCTTAGACTGAGTTTCGTTTAAGTCTTTCTTCGCTTTTTTAAACTCAGCTTCTACGTCCTCTCCAGCTATTCCTCTTTCCAGCAAGTCTTGAGCTTTCTTGTAAGCTGCCATGTATGTTTTGGTGGCTTCAAGGATTTTGTTCTTTTGCTCTTCAGAAAGAATCTTACCCTGCGCTTCTGCTTTTTTAATTATCACACTTGCCATTCCCTGAGGACTGCTTGTCTTCAGTTCAGCCATGTGTCTGAGAATTCTACCAGCTGTTGTTCCAACCGCAGACAACCTATCCAGGACTCCAGCAATGCCTATGTCATTGCCTGTTTCTTGCATCCTGTTTATTAGTTCGATTCCTGCTAGGACACCAACATCGTCGTTTCTTGTCGCTAAATTATCCAAAGCGTCGCCCCTCATCAAACTAACGAGCTCTTGAGCGCTAAGATCTTCTAGGTTTTTCTTTTCGTTTGCAATGCTCTGTCTGTCAATATAGTTTTCTGGATTACTTACAATTTCATTTTTGAATCTTCCGAACTCAGAAGAGTTTGCAAGGCGTTTAGATGTACCCCTAAGTCTTCTCCCTTTTATTACGTTACCGTGCTCGTCTATGGTTAGGTTGGCAAACCTTGCTCGATCCTTAGCTGTCAATGACTTGTAGGCCATTTCAAACATTTCAGTAGACTCGTTGGCTAGAGACTGGTTTCTCTGCTTCATGATAGACATGAAGTTATTAAACGCTCGGAAATGCTCTGGGTTTTCTATCACTATGTTCTCTGACTTCTTGCCTCTCTCAATAGAGTTTCCAGCATATCTAACTTTCCCAGAAGCGATGATGACATCACCTGACATATACACCTGCTCAGCACTCTTGATGATATTCCCGTAAGAATCAACAAAGGAGTCTCCGTGAAGAGGATGCCTCATAAATACTACCCCTTCAACAAATTCATCAAACTGATCTGATGGCTTGTTTTCAGAAACCTTTCCTTTCACATTAGCCTCTGAAGCTCTCCCTTCCAGCAATTTGCTAATGTCAATCTTACCAGTACCAAACTTTACGTTCTGCATAGACTTTACGCTTCTGCCCTTGAATATTCCAGGCAGATTGTAAGATCTACTTTGTGGGTGCGCTGATAGATCGAGAACTTTCTTTGCCGAGAACATTACAGCCTCAGTGTTTTCTCCTTTCATGAACTGACCCATGCCTTCACTTAGGTCTGCTCTATCTATATATGCTTGAAGCTTCTCAGAGTCAGGCTTTCCCTTAAAGTCGTTTTCTATCTCAGGTATTTTCGTGAATCGGCTAAGCATTTCAGCTGGAGTGCCTTGCTGAACAGC